ATACTCATCCTTGGCGGCGTGTTAGCGCTCAACCTCATTCGGCTCAAGCGCGCCGATTATATTGCCTTCGTCGGAAACCTCGCGTTCTTCGACACTCAAGGCGACAGTGACCCATATTATACGGGTCTCGGCACGCGCTATCAGTTGATTTACGGCTCCGACGCGGATCTGACGGGAGCCATCACGCAAGCGCAGGCTGGGGCGTTTGACCCCAATACGCTTATCGTCAATGCGGGCGGTGGCTATTTTCTGTCCTATGATGGCGTCAATCCCATAGCCGCCTATGTGCCGCCATGAGTTTCATCGAGCGCCAGATCAATCTGATATTCAACCTCGGCGCGGGAACGACCTTCGCTGACGGGTCCAATCAGGCGAGCTTTGAGGGTTTGCGGATTTCAGCGACGATTTCGAAAGCGGGATCGGTCGGAATGAATCAGCTTGATATGCGGGTTAATGGCCTGACGCCGGACGTGGCGAACGCCTTGAGCAATCTCGGCAAACCTCTCACGTCGGGCAAGATCAATTCGGTAACAGTGCTGGCCGGAAATGTCGGCGCCCCGCTCTCAACGGCGTTTATCGGGAACATCACGCAGGCATGGCAGGATTTCGCGGGCGCGCCGGACGTGGCGCTGACGATAACCGCTCAGACTGGGAGCATTGCCGCGTTCACGCCTGTCGCGCCTAATAGCTACAAGGGTCCGGTGGACGTGGCGACGGTGATTGCTCAGCTCGCGGCGGCGGCGGGGTATCGTTTCGAGAACAACGGCTGTTCGAAGATCATCCCCAATCAGTATTACGCAGGAGATTTGCGAACGCAGATGATAGCGGCGGCCCGAAAAGCCGGATTTCAATGGACCATTGATGACGTAAATGGCGTTCAAACCGTGGCCATCTGGCCCGTGGGGGGCGCGCGAAATTACGAGATTGCCGACATTGGCGGCGGCGCGGTATTGGCGGACGGAACCACGGCGCCCAACACCGGAATGGTCGGTTATCCCGCATGGACCGATAACGGCATCTATGTGAAAACGCTCTACAATCCACAAATAATCTATGGCGGAACGGTTCGGGTATTCAGCCAGATCACGCCCGCGAATGGCTCATGGAACGTCTTTTCGCTCGTGCATGAACTTGAAAGCCAGACCTTCAATGGCAAGTGGTTTACCACGATAGGGTGTTCGCTTTTGGGTCATACGGCGCCGGTAGCTCCATCATGAGCGACACGTCACATCCCGGCTTTGCCTCCAACGCGACTGGCTCCTCGCGCTTCAATGTGATGTCGTTTATCGCTCGCCAAATCATGTCGAAGATGTGGACATCGACCATTGTTCAAGTGATCGCGGTCTATCCATCACCTAGTTTCACGGTTGATATTCAGCCCGCCGTCAATCAAATCGACGGTTCTGGCGCTCCGTGGCCACACTCGACCATCTACGGCGTGCCGTATCTGTATTTTCAAGGCGGCACGAACGCCATTGAGATTGACCCGGCGGTAGGCGATCTAGGTATTGCTTTCTTCGCGAGCCGAGACATTTCCAGCGTCAAGGCGAACAAAGCGATTTCCAATCCCGGTTCATTCGGTCAATTCGACCCAGCGGACGCCATGTATTTCGGAGCCTTTCCGGGGCTCAATGGCGCGCCGACGCAGACAATTGCGGTGGGCGCGGGCGGAATCACACTGACCGATCAATGGGCCAACTCCGTCACGATGGCCGAGGGTGTGATGACCCTTAAGCACACCACACAAATTGTGGTGCAGGCTCCAGCGGTCGCGCTAGGAGCCACGGGAGGACCCGCCGTTGCGCGTGTTGGTGATACTGTTAACCTCACCACGGGCGTCATTCAGACAGGATCGGCGAAAGTCACGGCGGCATGAGTGACTCCACAACCCTCATACCCCTGACGATCGCGAGCCTTGGCGCAACCGCGACGGTGGCCGGAACGGACCTTATCGCCGTTCAACAGGTTGGCGCGAGCGTCGCCACCAAATCCCCCGCAAGCGCTTATTTTAGCGGGGGAACGGCTGTTTTGTATGCCGGCACTGTCGCGATCAATACACGATACATGATGAACGCAAACGGGACCGGAGCGCCCCCTTTGCCGGCTTTATCGGGCTTATCGGTCGGGCAGTTTGTGGAATTTGAGGACATCGCCGACAATATCGGCACTTATCCTCAGACCATTACGGCTTATAGCGGCGATGTGATTTTAGATCACGCCACAAGCGCCGGCACATTTCCGTGGCAGACGTCAAATACCATTCTTCGCCTTCGCGTCACGTCGTCAGGGTGGCGAGCCTTCGTCTATAGCGGCTGACCATGGCCACGACCGCCGTTCCCACAATCACATTCACCCCGACCGGATGGGTAGCCCCGACCCAAGCCGCCATTCTGGCCGGTTTGCAAACTGACTATCAGACGGCCTTCGGGGCCGATATCAATCTTGACCCGACAACGAGCCAGGGCAATTTTCTCGTCACTCAATCCGCCGTGATTGGCGATCTTTATGACCAGATGGTCGCGCTGTTCAATTCCTACAATCCCGCCTTCGCGTCGGGCTTGGTTCAGGACGCTATCGGCGCGCTCTACAATCTGACCCGCAATCCCGCGCAGCCGACCGTCGTGATCGGCGTCGCGGTCGGTCTAACGGGAACGGTCATTCCCGCCCTTTCGCTCATTCAGGACGTGAGCGGCAACACCTACGCCTCAACATCGGCGGCGACTATTCCAGCGTCGGGCGCGGTCAATATCCAGTTTCAGTGCACCGTGGACGGTCCTATCGTCTGCCCTGAAAACGCGATTGTCACCACGCCATATCAGACCATTCCGGGATGGGATTCGGTCAGCAATCCCTTGGCGGGCGTAACCGGCAATGACGTGGAAACCGCCTATGCGTTCTATGCGCGTCAGCAGCTTGCCATCGCGGCCAACAGCCTTGCGCCAACCGACGCCATCCTTGGCCAGGTGCTGAGCGTCGCCAATGTAATCGACGCCTATGTGGTGGATAATCCCACGGGCTCGACCGTGACCATCGGCGGTCAGAGCCTTATCGCCCACTCGGTTTATGTGGCCGTGGTCGGGGGAAACAGCCAAGCGGTGGCGCAGGCCATCTGGACGAAGAAAAACCCCGGATGCGCCTATAACGGCAACACAAGCCAGGCGGTCTATGACCCTAACCCGCTTTATGGGGTCCCGCCGTCCTACACGGTGACGTTCGAGATACCCGCGAACCTCAATATCTATTTTGCCGTATCCCTCACCAATTCGGCCAATGTCCCGTCGAATGCGCTCACCCTCATTCAAGGGGCCATTCAGCAATCGTTCAATGGCGAGGATGGCGGCCCACGCGCGCGCATCGGCTCGACCATCTACGCGCTCAGGTTCTATAACAACATCGCCGCCTTAGGCGCATGGGCGCAGGGTCTTATTTCTATTTCGGTGGGGTCGGCGAACGCGACCGGCGCCGTGATTGTGGGATCCATTTCAGGAACAACTCTCACGGTTGGTTCGGTCACGTCGGGCACGGTGGCCATCGGTCAATTCGTGACCGGAACGGGCGTGACGGATGGGACCTATATCAAATCCGGCGCAGGCTCGACGTGGACGGTGAGTGCGTCGCAGACCGTGGCGTCGGAAACCCTGACGCTTATTCCGGCGGCGTCGCCCGATCTCACCGTGCAGATCAATCAAGAGCCGGTGCTTGACGTGAACAATATCGCGCTCACCTTGGTCTAGCCGATGCAGAATTGGCAACAGACCCTCGCGCCGCAATACCAAAATTCGCCCGTCATCACGACGCTCTTGGCGGACTGGAACGCCATTCTCGACCCGCAAGCCAATATCGCGGCTTTCGTGGCGGACACGATGAATATCAATACCGCGACAGGCGAGGGCCTTGATGTTCTGGGCGCCGTTGTCGGCCTCACGAACGGGCGCAATTTGGAAGTCACGGGATACGGAAATTATGCGTTGAGCGACTCCGCGTTTCGGCTCCTCGTTCAGGCAAAGGCGGCGGCGAATATCGCCAACTGCACGTGCCAGGAAATCAACGCCATCCTCATGAACCTGTTTCCGGGTCTTGGGGACTGTTACGTCATCGACAATCAGAACATGACGATGACGCTGCAATTGGGGTTTTCGCCCAATGCGGTTCAGACGGCGATCATCAATGAGCTTATCAGCTTTGTGAGGCCGGCGGGCGTTCTTCTGACGGGGCCGACGCCGACTTACGGCACGTTAACCATCAGCATTCAGACGGGGGCGGGCTACAATACGAGCGGGCCCGCGACATTCTTCACGTTTCCGAGCAACACCGCGACGGTGGGCGGCGGTTCGGGATCGTTCAACTATCAGTGGGCCTATACCTATGGCGCGGGCCAGACTTGGGCCGACAGCGGGACCACGACGGCCTCAATCGTGCTCAGCACATCCGGCGTGGGCGCGGGGGCAACATCGACAGCGTCACTGACATGCACCGTGACTGACACCATCACAGGCGACACCGCGACCAGCTCGGCGGCGGCTTATTCCTTCCAAGATACGAGCGTCGCGACCTTGAGCGTGAGCATTGGCGCGGGCGCAACGGCGACGGGAGCGAGCGCGGCCCATACCTTTGGGACCAACACGGCGACCGTCACGGGCGGTTCGGGCTCATTTATCTATGATTGGATCATCAATTCATCGAGCGGCGGAACATGGATCACGGCCAACGGAGCAAGCCAAATCACCACGCCATCTGTGTCAGGGGTGGGGTCGGGTGTTGTGGCGAGCGCGTCCATTGTTTGCCGCGTCACGGATTCGGTGACCGGCCTTATCGCAACGAGCGCGCCGGCAACCTACAGCTTCCAGAATACAAGCGTCGTCGTGGTTATTTCGGGTTCGATCTATGCCGCCTCGACCATCAATCCAAATTACACCTTTCCGCCCATATCGGCGGTTGCGACCGGCGGGTCAGGCTCGTTCACTTATGCGTGGAGTTTCGTCTATCTTGACACGCCAAGCGGCTCATGGGCGCTCGTCGCCACGGGCGCCAGTTGTCAAGTGTCCTGCACGCACGAGGCGCGGGGCTCGACGACGCAAATCAATGTCACCTGCACCATAACCGACACCGTGACGATGCAAACCTATACGTCAAACACGATCCTCTTTAGCTACGAATATCAGGACGCGAGCGCTTAGGCTTTAACTTCGACGCGGATAGGGTAGCGTGGGGACTTCCGAACGGGGTGTGATTTGAAAACCGCCTTACTTACCCAAGACACGTGGGATTGGTGTCTCGACGCTTTTGGCAATATCGCCATTGCGTCGGAACCTTACGCCGTGGCGCAGGACATCGCGTCCGGCATTCGCACGGGCCTAGGCGATTGCTGGTATGACACCACGATTGGCGTGGATTATCCCGCCATCCTCGGCAAACAGCCGCCGATCGGTTACGTCAAGGCGCAGTTTCTCACCATGGCTAAGCGCGTGCCCACGGTGGAATCGGCAAAGTGCTACCTGTCACTTTTGCCGGGGCGCGGGCTGGGCGGCCAGGTTATCGCCATGTCGAACGGCGTTGAAATGGCCATCCCGATCAATCAAGGCGTTTCATGACCCGCTTTCAGGCCCTCCTTGCGTCTAGCGCTCTTGCGCTAATCCCTACATTGGCGGCGGGGCAAAACTACCCCGCGCCTTCAACGCTTACGGGAACGGAAATCCAGCCTTGCATACAGGGCGGTAGTTATAAGGCTTGCACGGTCAATCTGACGAGCGCGTTTGCTCAGACTAACCTCAGCGCGTCCAATTCGCCTGTCGTGTCGTCTCTGTCCACGGGTCTCAGCACCACGAACAGCAACGTATCGGCGATCTTATCGACGGGTGTTACCGGAACGCTTTCGACCAGTCACGGCGGCACAGGGCTGACTGCCTTTTCAAGATCCGGTAACACGACGACGTTTGGCACGATCAGCGGCGCCCTGACGGCGGGTTACTGCGTCCAGTTCGATTCGAGCGGCAATCTTGTTTCAGCAGGCGGCGTTTGCACCACGGGCGGGGGCGGGGGCACCGTCACGTCGGGAACGGCTAATGACCTAGCCTACTACGCCACAACCGGAACCGCCGTCACGGGCCTCGCGACTGTCAACAACGGCGTTTTGGTCACGACGGGCGCGGGTGTGCCGTCAATTTCCACGTCGCTTCCGAACGGCCTTGCGTTCGGCACACCGGCCAGCGTCACCCTCACCAACGCCACGGGCTTGCCGATCTCCACCGGCGTATCCGGCCTTGGCACAAGCGTGGCGTCCGCACTGTCCGGCATCCCAACCGGCACGGGTCCGCTTGTCCTAAGCACTGCCTTGTCGTCTACGAACGCCAGCATCACGACGCTATCGACGTCGGCGTCCACTGGCCTGAGCATCGCTTACAGCAACGAGACGTCGCTCTCGACTGGGCTATCTAGCACAAATAGCAGCGTTGGTTCGCTTTCAACGTCCGCTCAGAGCGGTGCGGCCTCGCTCTCCACTGGCCTTTCTTCGACAAATAGCAACGTCGGCTCGCTTTCCACATCCGCGTCGCTTGGCCTGTCTACCGGCGTCAGCGCCGCCGCATCCCTCAGCACGTCACTGGGCACGACCAATGCGAATGTGAGCTACGTCTCCACGTCGGCGTCCACGGGGATCGCGGGCCTTTCCACGTCCATCGGCGCGGTCAGCATTTCCGTTGCGTCTCTATCCACTTCAACCAGCACCGGCATCAGCACCGTTGGCTCTGGTGTGGTGTCGCTTTCGACCGGCCTCTCGACGACGAGCGGCGGCGTCACATCTCTGTCCACCGCGCTCTCCACCACAAACGCGAGCGCGGTGACACTTTCAACTTCCGCGTCCACTGGGCTCAGCACGCACACCTCGCAAATCGCGTCGATCAGCACGGGCTTGTCGGCCACAACCAGCACCGTCACGTCGCTATCGACATCCGCGTCCACTGGCATCAGCACCAACATCAGCGGCGTCACAAGCCTCAGCACGGGTATTTCCACGTCCAACTACAGCGCGCCAAACGTGCTGACGCTCGGGGCGGACAACACCGGGGCCACGTCCAGCACGGCAGCTTTTAACTTGGCCATCGCGGCTCTGGGCGCCAACGGCGGTCGCATCATCGTTCCCGCCGGGACATACAACCTCGCGACGGCCATCAACCAATCCTCCAAGTCGATCTATTGGGACATCAGCCCGGCGGCGACGTTCACGGGCTCGGGAGGGCAAACCGCCGCTGTTGTTTCAGCGGGCGCTTTGAGCACTTCGGTGAGCACCGGTCTATATACTGCCACCGTCACGTCGGGCACTCTTCAAGCCGGCACGGTGGTAAGCGGCGGCGGGTCAACGGCAGTAATCATCGCGGGGCAAAACTCGGGGACGGCGGGCGGGACCGGGCAATACACCTATGCGGGCACGCTTCAAAACGTGGCCAGCGGGGTCACAACGGCGGTTAATCCATTCCCGCTCATGAATACAAACTACGCGGAGCAAGCCTGGGGACCTTGGCTGGTCCTTCAAGGCACCCAAGCGGCGGCGGCGTCAGCTTCGGGCGGGGCAAACAATCTGTTCAGCGCGGAAGTGATTCAGCCTGCGAGCGCCACGAACAGTCTTGTTGCGGGGTATTTTGGCGCGATTTCGTCCGCCACATCTAGCTCCGCCACCATCTGGGACATAAACGCCATTTGCTTTGAACCGTATGGATTCAGGGGAACCTGCAACGGCGCGGAGTTTGACCTTTACAACGGTTCGGCGGTGGCGGCGGGGTCCATCGCCGTGCTGGTTGAGGGGACGGGAGGATACACAACCGCCGATCAAGGGCCATTCGGTATCCTTATGTCGCGCGGGCCTGACGGGTCCAACTGGAACTACGGCATGGACATCCTCCACGCGGTCAACGCCGTGGCGCTGTCGCCAACGAATGCGGGCATCATCATCGGTCCCTATTCTGGCGGCCCCATGCCTTCGGTCTCCAACGTCACCAATGTAGACATCACCCTTAAGGGTTTGGCTAACGGCGGCGTGGGCCTCTACGAACAGGCCCCGGCGGCGTCCCCTACGGGCTATGCTCAGTATCTCACAAACTACGGCAACAGCGCAGGCTTGGCGGCTTTGGATTGGCTGGGAGATTGGACCGCCGTAAACTACATTGCCACCAGTACAGCCATTGGGTTTGATACGGGATCACCCACAGCGGGCCTCACCAACGTGGGGTTTGTGGGCAAGATGTATAGCAACGGTGGCGATGTTTTCCTTGCTCAACGCAGCACAGACACCAGCCCAACGGGATATTTTTTCCGGGGCATTAACGCGGCCAATTCCGCTAACTTGTTTTTCGTTGACATCGCGGGGAATGAGCAGGTCGCGTCTCTGACGACGGGCGGAGCGTTGACTGTCGCGGGCACGGTGTCTGGCGCGGGCTTCACGTCGCTGCTGTCGAACTATTTTCCGCTTGCCCCTGGCTCGATCCAATCCGTGACAAGCAACTTCAACAATATCATGGTGCACTGGACAAACACAGGCTCTGTGGGCGCGGCTTTTGAATTTACAGGCAACGGCTCGACGACGCCGAACAAGTACTTCTTCTTTCTTAATGGCAATTTTTACATCGCCAATAGTGCAAACTCCGCCGATCCCTTTACCCTCACCGACGCAGGGGCCGAAACCATTACGGGCGCGATGACGGCGACGGGCTACATCGCCGGATCATCCACGGGCCTTTCCTGTTCTGGCACCCCGAGCGCCAGCTTTGCCAGCGTCGGCGGCATTGTCACCCATTGCTAGAGATCACACCATGAAACACATCTTCACCCTCGCGGCGGTTCTGTCCTTGGCCACGCCGGTGGCTTGGGCGGCGGGGGCCTATTCCCCTCCCGCTGTGCCAGCCCCAAAGACCCCGCCCGCCAGCGCTCCTCCCGCGCCCTCTGCCGACCCCAACAAGGTCACCCTCACGCTGGACCCGCAAGAGTTGGTCATCATCGCCAACGCCCTTGCGGACCAGCCATTCAAGGTCTCCGCGCCGGTGATCCAGGACGTGCAGCGGCAGTTTCAGCAATGGCAGATGTTGCACCAAGCGCCCGTTCCCCCGATGGCTGGCCCCCACCCATGAAGATTGAACCGCCCCCCTTGAATGCCTCGTCCCGCGAAATGCGTGACTACCTCGTCAAGGTTCACGCCTGCGTCGAGGAAGGCAACGCGGCGACGCGGCAGGGCAACCGGGTAGGCGTCAAGGGGCTTTTTACGGGTCGCCTGAGCTTGGGCGTTCTCGTAGCAATCATTGTCCCTCTAGGAACAATGGCCGCCAAGACCATCAAATGGATGGACACCATGGAACAGTCCGTCAGCGCGATGAACGCAAAGATTGACTTTCACACGACGCGGTTTGATCACCTGTCCGACCACATGAGGAACATAGACAACCGGCTCACAGAGGTTGATGAGCGGTTGACGGCCATCGCGAAGCCGGGGCGCAGATGACGGACGCGGTTCTGGCGCCCGCGTGCGACTTCATCAAGGCGCAAGAGGGCCTACGCCTTGAGGCATACCCAGATCCTATCAGCAAAGGACCGCCGTGGACGATTGGCTATGGCCGGGCCGATGCGGGCGTGAAGCTGGGCATGACCTGCACGGAAGAGGAGGCGACGGCGTGGCTTGAGGCGACGGTTGAAATCCTAGCCGAGAGGTTTGATCGTGCGTTTCCGTGGTGGCGGGAAATGACACAAGGCCGTCAAGTGGTTCTGCTCAGCATGGGATACCAACTCGGCCTCGCGGGGCTTCTCGGATTTACCAACACGCTCCAAGCCATGAAGGCCGGAAACTACGCGGCGGCGGCGCACGGCATGATCAATAGCCAATGGGCCGATCAGACGCCGAACCGCGCGCAACTCGAAGCGAACATCATGGCGAGCGGCGTCATGCCGGACGAGCAATGTGCGTAGAGGGCCACGTTATCGCGTTCGCCATATTTGGCGGAATTGTGATCGGTGTTATACTTGGCGTCTTAACGACGATCTTCGTGATGGCGCGAAACCCAGAAGGTGAGGGCGAAGAGTGAAAATGCCTGATTCTCGTGGATTTATCATCATCGGCGTGTTTCTTTTGGTTGGTGCGATTTTTGCTATGATTGGCATCAATCCCGCGTTGACCAGCAATCAGGGTTTTATGTTTTTGTCTCAAACGATTGTTGTCACAGGCTTTGTGGGTCTTGTGCTGACGTTCTATTTTGGCAACATCAAGAAAGACCCTCCCGATCCAAACGCCACCACGTCCGCAACAACGACGGTCACAACAATCCCTCAACCGGAGCCACCCACACAATGAAACGTCTCCTTCTCAGCGCGGGGCTCGCACTAGCCCTCGCGGCTTGCGCGTCGGTCCAGACGCCGCAACAAAGCGTTTACGTCGCGGGGCAAACCCTCGCGGCGGCGCAAAACATCGCCGTTCAATACGAGGCGCTTCCGACATGCGCCGTTGGTGGCCCCGTGGCCTGTTCCAGCCCCACGACCGTCCTGCAAATTCGGGCGGCCTCGGCGACAGCGACAGCGGCGTGGTCGGCGGCCATGGCGACGGTGACGAGCGGCACGGCCTCGGCGACAGCGATCTCGTCGGCGGAATCCAACGCGTCGGCGGCGATTGCGGCTCTCGCGGCTCTGACAACCCCTCTGGCCAGCACTGTGAGCGCCAAATGACCCCCGCCGTCCTCACCTATATCAGCCTCGCCCTCGGTCTCGTTCCGACGCTTGTCACCATTGGCGGCGATGTCGTCGGCTATATCGCCACGATCAAGGCCGATATTGCGGCGTTCGCGGGCGGGACTGAACCGACAGCGGCGCAATGGGCCACGTTGGTCGCGCAGGTGAATGCGGCCAATGAGAAGGTGCAGACGCAGGCTCCGGCTTGATCCTCGCTCTCCTCGCTTCCGCCACCGTCGCGACCGCCTGCCCGCAGTTCTTCGCGGGCGGCCAGCCGCCATCCATCGCGGTTGACGTGCAGCTTTGCGAGGACGGCTACGCGGTCGGGTATTCCGTGGCCCAAGGCGATCCGCTTTGGAGCGCGCAAGTCGAGACGCCCGAATCCATCGCAGCGGCTAAGAAAACCGCTCGCAATGGTGTGTTTAAAGCGTGTCCCGGCCTTCCCGCCGATGAGCAAATCAGCCCGTCCGTGTATGCTCATAGCGGCTTTGACATCGGCCACATGAGCGAGAGCGCGGCGTCGGCGGATAAGCCCGCGACGTTCATTTTGTGCAACGCGGCTCCCCAAACACCGAACCTCAACAGACTTGCGTGGGCTGGCCTAGAGCAAGCCCTTCGCAACCTCGCTGGCGTCGGTGACACGCTTTATATCGTTACTGGGCCGTGTGGCGGCTGGACTGGGCAAAGGCTCGGCGGCAAGGTCGCGGTTCCAATCAAGACCTGCAAGGCCGTGTTCGACGTGACCAAGCAGACGGCGGAAGCTTGGTCCTGCACCAACACTCAGACGCCCATGCCGGTGTGCGCTCAGGAGACGATTGAGGCCGCGATGGTAGAGATGGGCGGCGATCCGTTTCCGAGCGTGCCCGCCGCAATCAAGGCGACGCCGTGGGTTATGCCGCCGCCGACGAAGGGGCTTCAATCCCTTCAATAGCGCACATGGGAGGGCGCAATGGGAATGCCGCACTGGCGAGGACAGCGATGCGCTTATTGCTCGCGTTGCCTTGAATCGCCGAAGTCCAAGAGTGTTTTGCGCGCCACCCGTGATCATGTTTGGCCGGAAAGCAAAGGCGGTCGGTGGATGGTCTGGGCGTGCTTCACGTGCAACAATCTCAAGGCCGATATGACGCCGCGTGAATGGCACGAATACAGGCGCATTCATCCGCACTGGTGGCTCGTTCGTGAGCCGCTACCCGTGCGCGACTTTATCAGATCCCCGGCTGAAATCCGCGCACTCGCTCGCGCCATTGTGGAAGGACAGACTGCATGACCGACACAACCCCACTCGCCATCTACAAAGCCTGGCGCGCGAAATTGTCGCCCGTTGATCAAACGCGATGGGCCTATCTGCTTACGGACGGGGGACCTCTGTTGACCGACGTAATTGAAGCGCAGGTCAAACAAGCGCTTTCGGGTCCGATGGCAGGCCTTGAGGAGGACATCGCCGACGCGGTAATCAATGCCGCCGTTAAAGGCGCTGTGCAGGCCCTACAAGCCCCCTGACGCTACCCTAGGCGCTAAAACCGGGGTCTTGACGTCTGGTGATATTTGCGGCTTTCTGTGGTCCACGCAAGCCGCGCGTGAAACCCACTGACGGAAAGGTCCCATGAAACACCCGCTAAGTCTGACGTGCCCTGAATGCGGGCGCACGTTCGTTCAAGGCCATCACCTGCAAGCCTTCTGTGAACCCGATCACAAGCGAGCGTTTCATGATCGCAACGCCATTCGCGGCAAGGTCATTCTTCCGCTCATCCTGACCATGCGGGCCGGCAAACGAGGTCGCACGGATGACACGGCCTATGCGCTACAACAGGTGTCAGTTTTGGCGGATAAATGGCGAGCCGAGGACAAGTCCGCCGGACGGCGCCCAGACGTGACCGTGACGCGGAAGCGGGCAATGGGGTGGAGTGCGCATGATGTCGGATGACCACGCCGCCAAACAAGCCTCCTACCGCGCCCAACATGAGGCGTGGGCGAGGGCGGTTGGGAGGCCGTATGGAGTGGATGCGGGCGCGCGAGGGGCCAAAGGAACCGTCACCACGCCAAGCCCGTTATCTCCCAAACGGGAAACACCGAAATGATCTCCATCCTGATAACGCTGTTGATCGTGTGCCTTATCGCAGGCGTCGCGATTTGGGCCATTGGGCTCATTCCCCTTCCGGCCCCGTTTGGCGTGATCGCCCGCGTTGTGGTGGGCGTCATCGTTCTGATTTACTTGATCCAGCTTTTGGCCGGGGGCGTGTCGGGGCGTATTGGCTAACTACCAAACAATGCCGCCCCGACACGTCACCCGTTCCTCGGCCTCAATGTCTGGAATGCGCGGTCCCCACGGGCCGATTGTGACACGCGCGGCCAGCGATTCCGTGGCGGCGCAGAAATACTCAATGGCCGTGGGCGACAGCAAATAGGCCATGTGGATCAGCCGCCATGCGAGCCAAGCGCGGATGCGGGTCACATCCCCCTCCGTAAATCCATAACGGCGCATTCCGTCCCGCAGAACCCCTTAGCCATCTCGCGCCCATCTGGCGTCGCACGGAAATATAGCGGCGCCGTGATGGTCCAGCGTTCGGACGGGGATCGCGGCGTTCCGATGAAGAACGGGTGATCAATGGGGGTGACGGGTTTGTGGCAGATGGAACAGGTCATCCCCCGCTCTCCTCTGGCGTGTTGGCGCGCTCGTCATAGAGCTTGGCACCCTTGGCGATAAACCTTCGGGCCTCATCCTCACTCATCCATCCGGCGGCATATTCGTCATCGCTGTAGCGTTCGGAATGCTCCCACGCATTCGGGCCATCCACGCCGCCTGCGTCCGTGGCAACCGTAAGCGACCAGCGCTTGCCGCGCGCCTGGAAATAGAACACCGCGCCGTCTATCGTGCCCTCGGCTTGAACGGGGCAGTTTCCGCCGACCCAGGCGATGCTGATGTTCGGTTCGCTCATCTTTCAAACCCCTTAGCGCGGGAGAGCTGGATGCGGAGGGGAGGGGTCATGGCGTGGCCTCATGGGCCGGGCAGTTCGTAGTTCCACCTGGCCCCGAAGCGGCGGTAGTGCAGGTGCCACCGTCCACTAAATCGGCGTTGGCAGGTGAGGCTTCCACCAAAAACGCCGCCAGACGCGCAGTTGTTGTGCCACACGTCAGGTCTCTAACTATACGCTTGGCGAGTGAGTCCGTCACCCATTCGGCTTGGCTTTTGCCCCACGGCTTATGCCGCGTGACGCCAATCAGAACCTCGGGGTGATCGTTGAGGAAGGAGCGGATTTGGCCCTCCACGATAGGGCGGATGATGCGCTCTAGGGTCACAACTCCATCTCCACGACACCCTTGGCGGCCCGTCTGGTGGCGGGAAGACATTGGCCGTCCGATGCGCGTATGCGAAGGCCATGCAGCGGGCAGGTGATTATGCCGTCCGCGTCGGGGTCTATAGAACCCAGCGGGAAGCCCTTGTGAGGGCACGTCCAGCCAGTGCGGACGTGACGGGCTGTCTGCCCAGCGTAACCGTCTTGGAGCGCCTTGATCGGCTCCCTATGGCCATGCCGATAAGGCACGTCGGCCCGATAGCATTTGCGCCGCGCCCATTGATGCGGCGGCGGGTCTATAGAAGAAAAGCGCAGCGAACTAATGGGGGCGCGCTGCACCATTTCCAATTCATCGCCAGACATTATTTTGTTGCCGATTTGACGGCATTGCCGCTCGTTCAAAAAGCGAGGGTCAATGTGATAATGCCTATCAGGAAATTTTAGCCATTCTGCGTCCGTGTGAATTGGCAAAAATACTGGCCATTGTTTTTCTAGATTATACCAGCGCCAAGTCACGACAGGTACAAGATACATGCGCCCGACCACTGGCGGCTCGCAAAGATCGGTGATGCGCTGCATCTTGGCCATCACACCGCCTCCTCGGGTTTAGGGGGTGAGGCTTTGGCGATGGCGGCGCGGTAAGCGGCTCTTAGAACGGTGTGGGTCTTGTTCTCTCCGCTAAAATCCAGCTCCAGCAGGTCGCACAATGACGGAAACGCACCTCCGTCATCCACGGCGACACTTTCGGACATAGCGCGCGTGATTTCGTGGGTCGGCTCCCTCGGCGCCACAACCTCATCCTCCCCCACGCATCTCCACCCCATCTCTTGCAAGGTGCGGATAACGGCTAAAGCATTTGGCATAAATTGAGGGGTGAGTTCTTCAACCATGAAATTAAATACGTCTGCATCCTGACCATATCCGCGATCTAACGTATGCTGAATCGCCAAAGCTCTCGACACCGCCTTGACTGTCTTTGGATCGGGAGTGCTATTCATCGTTTAGGCCTTCCGTTTCAGACTGAAATCGCGCTACGGGATCACAATCGGGACAGCGACTTTCGACAACCCCGACCGCTTCTTCCGCGATTTCCACGTCGAGCACGCGCAGCAGCGTATCGAACGACCGGGCATAACTCTCTCGGCGAGCCACCGACACCGCCGCCACCGCCTCCACCGCCTCCGCCTCCGCCTCCGCCACCGCCTCCGCCACCGCCTCCGCCGCCTCCGCCTCCGCCTCCGCCACCGCCTCCGCCTCCGCCACCGCCACCACCGCCGCCACCGCCTCCGCCGCCGCGCGCCGGCGAGCGGACCAGTAAGCGTTCCAAGCCTTGTCGCGTAGCGCCCAGCCTTCCGACCGCAATTTGGCCCAGGCCGGCCGCGTCAGAGCGCCGGACAGAAGGCCCGCAGTGACGCGGTCATGGAGATTTGTCACCGCCGCCCACAAAGGAGACGCCTCTCCGCCTTTCTCGCGCCACCGCGCGACGGCGCCGGTCATAGCTTCGGTGATAAAAGCGCGCCGCGCGCGCTCCCACCCCGCCTCATCGATCACGCGCCAACGCCGCACGCGCTGGCCATAGGCGAGGCCAAATTCCACTGTGCGTTCTGCCGGAAGGCCGTCGAAAAGCCGCACCGTCAGGCGAGCCAGCCACGCGGGCATAAGCGCCGCCGGGCAATCGGACGTCGCATTAATGCCCGGGTGGATCGCGCCTAGCAGGCAGGCCAATTCCTGGCCTTCGCCGCCGTCGGCCGGAACGTGCCAGCTCGACTGCACCAAGCGCCCCTCGCGGGCGAACGTCTCGATCCGGTCGGCGGCGAAATCGTGATCAATCTGAAGAACGTCACTCATGGTCATGCTCCTTGGGTTGAGAGAAAAAGGGAACGGCAAAGGTCAGGCGCGCAGGGCCTGCAGCTGCGCCCGCTGGCGCGCCACGCTGTCCAGGCGTGGCGGGAGGGCCGGCGGCGATGAGGGCGGCGCGCGAGACGGATCGGCAGCCGTGAACAAGATCACAATCCCGGCAAACGTCGCCCTCGACATATTCAGGACAGGACGCCTGCAAAACCTCGCGCGCCCGCTCCACGTCCTCATCCGTAGGCCAACTGGCCCCCGCCTCGGTGGTGGTGGAATCTCCCCGGTCCTTTTCCGTGTGGAGTGACCACGCTATTCCCGCTGCCAAGGCAACCCGCTTTGTTACCTCTGCATTGGGCCGGGCTATCCACGCGCTGTTCTCGTCAAGGACGCGCTCAACGGCCTTGTATATCGTCTTGGGAATATCTGGCCCCGGAGCCGACAAGACCGCATCCCCTCCGGGCGGGTTTTTTTTTAAGGCGAGCAAGCATTCGCGCGTGGTCTTGAAAAACCTGACTGTTGGGAGGGTGTGAAAGACGTTCTCGCGCCAGCCGACGACATAGACAGACTTGCCAAGCGCGAGCGCCATCCCAAACTCAACATGACGTCCGCCCCGCGTAGTGGTCTTGCGAGGCTCTTCGGTGAATGAGATTACGATATCGGCGGCGCGTAGGTCGGCGACATCCTCTTCGGCGTATCGTATGCGCTCCGCTTCGTGGCCCTCAGTTGAACCCTCTTTGGTCAATTCGTGACCGCCATTGATCCATTCGTGACCGCCATTGATCCATCGGCTTGTGACTTCATAGCCCATACCCTCCAAGTGAGCGCGGACAATCCGCATTTCCGGGTGGCGGCTGTAACGCGCGGCGAGATAGATTTTCATGTTGCATCCCCTCCGGTATCGGATTGGTAGGCGGCGAGGGCTTGGCGAACCGCGTCGAGAGCAACGCCGACCTTTCCGCCATCAAGGCGATAGATGGTCACGTCGTCTCGCGTGATCCCGTCTGGGTCGCCACTCAAGAGCGCGGCCTTGGCTTTCTCCAACGCCTCCGCCAGCTTGTCAGCCGCCAAACCACGGCGGCCGAGGGTGAAGAGGGCAGAGAACTTCGCAGCGGTTAGCCGAACAGGTAAGGCTATTTCTTCCAGAATAGTCATGCGCTCGATAAGCGCCTTTACTTCATCTTCGGTCATTGGTCGGGGTCCTTGGTGAGGGAGGCGCGGGCACGTAAGGCGGCGACGACTTCGGCTTGAGTCCGTTCGGGGGTGTCGTTCCAAGACGTGAGGCCCCCGTATGCTTAATTTGATCACCATCCATGATCTTCAACCTTTGAAAGAATGTGGTCACACTCTGGGCAATACATGTATGCGCCGATCCCGCCGCCAGCGAGGCCGTAACCGCCTTCCGGCTCGGGCTTTGAACAACCGGGCGCGTGACCGCCGTTATCGTGCGCGCTGGCCCCTGACACCGGGGAGGGGGGTTGAGGGGCGGTCATTGGGCGGCCTCAACGGGGCAGCATTCTTCGCAGACCCATTCGCCGCTCTCTGGATGTGAGCTTGCGGGCTGTTCGAACCACCAGCCGCACATGGTGCAGTTGAAGACGGTATCGTCGAGACCATTGCAGAAAGCCATGTCTTCTTCGGCGCTATCAAATTCCTCGCCTAGGCTTTGAATTGTGGCGCATGTGCCAAGAAGCTTTTCGCCAGCTTTGACGCCGTCCTCATAAGTGAATGCGCTCACTTTGCCTCTCCTTCTTTGCTTGGCCCCCGCGACACCCACCGCTCATCTACGGGGGTGGAGGTGGGGGAATCGGGCGCAAACGCACAGCGCCCCTCACGACGACATGGCAAATCACGGCATTGCTCCGGCAAGCACATACAGGCCCCGGAGGGGGATTGAGGGGCGGTCAATGCCACGTCAACCGCCGCGCGGATGTTGAGGCCTAGCGTCTCGGGAGCGACAAAATCAGGATAAGTCCTGATGTTGCGAAGGGCGTGGTCCATTCGGCTGACGCACGCAGCCAAGTCCCGAACAATTCGCGCGGCCTCTTGATCATTGCGCAAGGAGCCAATGGAATGAACGTCAAAAAGCGACGCCAGCATTTCGGCGCGCTTCAATAGCGCCTGGGTGTTTAGTGGACTTTTGCCCATTGTTCAGTCCCCTTCTGACAATTGAATTGGGCCCCAGACCACCTCATTTCCTTGGCGTTTAACTGGCCCGGATAGCTTGCTGTTCAGCTTGAGCGGCGGGGCAACAATATCCTCGATGCGGGAAAGCTGATCAGCGAGGGTTTCACGCAACTCAGTGGATTGCATGGCCAGCGCGTCCCCGGCCTCTTGGAGGGCGCAGAACGCGAGGGAGTGAATGGCCGCGAGGGTTGCGTGTGAGACGTCGCCTTTGGCTAGGTCGTGGATTTTGGCGAGGGTGATAAGGGGGTCGCTCATCGCCCCGCCTCCTTTGTTGCGGCCTCATACGCCGCGAGGGCGCGCTTAAGTTTTATTTCAGCGTCAACCGCCGCGTTGTGATTGGCGCTGCTGTCGTAGGGTAGGTCCAATTTCAGAATGGCTTTTGCGGCTTTTGCCAACCCTTCCGCCGCCGCGACGCGACGGGCGAGGGCGAGGAGGGCTTGGGCCTCCAGCGGCGTCAAAACGCATGGTCCCCCAGTGACCGCTTGCGATTTGATTTCTTCCTCCACCCTCGCCAACAGGGCTTTGTGTTCGGGGGTCATGTCACCGTCTCCCAAGCCGGGTCGCCGTGGCCGGGGTTTTGCGCCTCGCTCCAGGCGAGGTTGCGCATGGCCTGGGCGGCTTGGGCGGGTGCGGCGGTGTAGGGGCTGCCGCCGTTGGCCAAAAAGTATCCGGCAGGAAACATTAGTTTACAGACGCTTGTGGAATCTATTCCCCAACGAGCGGCACCCACGTCCTCGATACACCGCCTATCGCCGCTCCAAGCGCGCACCCACCCGCCAATACATGCGGGGCTCTTGCACTCTCCGCGATGGGCGTCTGCAACCCATCCAGTATTGTGCATATTAAACCGGTCCCTCGGCAACGCCTCAATCCTGTCGGCGTCCTCCAAGAGCAGCATGAGGCCAGTGGTCAGGCCGGTGTTGGCGATGTCATAGGTCATTGGCTGTCTCCATTTTCCGTGCGGTTGTGAAAGAGGCTGAAGGGCGTGTCGGTCATCGCGCCACCATCTCCGTCAGAAAATACGCGCTTGCCCATGCGGTAAGAGCAAGGCAGATGAGGGTTCCGAGGCGTTCGCGGGTCATGCCGTCACGGGCCACTTAAGCTCAGCCACCTTCGCCACGCCCTTCGCCTTGATCGACGCGGCCCGCTCGGGATCTTCGGCGACGAACGCCTTCCACTCCGCAGTCTTGATCGCCGCGTTTAGGTGCGGCCCAAACGTGGTGAGGTCAGTGGCCCTGTCGATGACAAATTCCAGTTCGTCGGCGTAGTCGGAGGGGTTTGTCGCTGTGGGGGTGGGTGCAGCGGCTTTGGTATTAGCGGCCAATTGGCGCACCGTGAACGGCTTGCGATTGGCGCGCGTTTCAGTCAGCGCCAGTGTCATATCAGCCTGAAGGTCGCTCATGTGGCTGATGCGAATGCCGCCCACTTCCATGCCGCCCCATTTAACTTTGGGATCTCGGTAAAGGGTTAAGGAGCGGCCCTTGTATTTAGAACTGTCGGCACCCCAAGCGGCAACGATCACGCGAGACATGGACTTGCATGGGCGATAGACTTTTTTGTCATCGCCGAAGTCGATGCTTACGGGCTGTTCTGTTCCGGCCTTGATGTGGACGGCGCGGATTGTGATCGTGATGGGGCCGCTAATCAAATCATCCGCATTGATCTGGTCCGATTTGGGAATAATGACGGGGGACATATCAGACATCAAAACATCTCCTGCACAACGCGCCGCTCGGTCGGGATTAGCCGTCGATTGGTCGCGAGATTGGCGTTGTAGGCTGTCCACTTCTCGGCAAGCTTGGCCTCAAACGCCGTCGCCGCCGTGACGATGGCCTCTTGAATTTGCGCGTCAGGCAAAACCCGGATGCGCGCCATCGGAAGGCCGTTTGAGTAGCTGACGAAATCGCACCACGCGCGTTCGGTCACCAAAAGGATTGTCTGAACCTGAATGGCGTAATCGTCAGGCATTTCGCCATTGATAATGGTGGCGATCTGGAATTTCTGGCGCCGCGATTTGACTTCAATCGCGCCGTCCGAACTGACCAAGCCATCTGGGCTGCATCCAAGCGTAAAACCCCAACGATTATTCGTCACAAATCCGCAGCGTTCGACGGGTGCGATCTTCTCGTTGTAAAGTGTGAGCGCGAACTCTTCATCTTCCAGCCCGCGCAACATATCGTCGCCGATGTAAGATGGTTCGACATGACCGCTGATCCGCTGGGCGAGAAGCTCGTAAAGGTGTGAGCGCGACTTGTCGTTGTCGGCGATCTTCAGTGTCGGCGTAATGATGTGTTTCATTTCGCTGGCAGTCAGCAAACCGCGACGGGCCTCAAGCCATTCGTCGGAACCTTGGATAAGGCCATTATAGTAGAAGATGGTCATAATAGTTCTTCCTCTGGAAAGGCTTATTCATCGCGGCTAAATCGGTCAGCGACGTTCTGGCGCCGTTGACCCAAATGAAGATTTTATCAGGATGCATTAGTGGTTCCTCCCTTAGTGTTCCGCGCCATCTGCGCCAGTTCCAATTGCCGCGCGTCATAGGCATTGACCGCGCGCGCCAGACACGCCGCATTCCGCTTAATCGCCGCGCGTCGATGGCACGAACAGGCCGCGAATTGTTCATTGGCCAGATCGGCCAGCAGGTCCCGCGCATGTTGGATGTCGAGGCGGACGTATTCCGCGCCGTGCAGGGCGACGATGGTGTTTTCGCGGGGCATGAAGCCAAAGGGGAGGGGTGACACGGCGCAGTTGCCGAGTTTGACCAATTCGGCCATGCGATATTGTTTCTCGCTCACACCGCCTCTCCCTTGGCCTTCGCTATGGCGGCGCAAGCTGCGTCCACAAGCTGGCACAACATCCCCTCGCCGATTTCACCCGCGTCACGATTGAGCGCGGCTACCTTTTCGCAGACCTCCAAAAGCTCAGGGGCGGCGGCGAGGAGATGGGCGTGATTATCGCTTTGCAGCTTGTCCGCTATGACTATTCCACATCCGCCTGTGTTTTGGCCTAGGGTGGAGCGCTCTCGCCATTGACGTTTGCGTATTTCCATTTCCTCAAAAAACCACGTTGCGCGCGTATGCGTCCCGCTCACGACCGCGCCCCCCGAAACATCCGCCCCACATCGCGGGCAATCTCGCGCAGGTGCGAGTCGTCACGCGGCATCAGCTGGATTGCCGTGGCGACGGGCGCGGGAACGACCAGATAGTGGCCCTCGCTGCATTCGTCGTCGGCGCGTTGACACTGTTGTTCGCAGGTGAGGGGCATGGGGTGTCTCCTGTTGGGTAATCGTTAGGTTACGTTTGAGCCGTCGCCGCCGCCGCCGCCGTCGCCGTAGCCGTGGCCGTAGCCGTAGCCGTCGCCGTAGCCGTAGCCGTGGCCGTCGCCGTGGCCGTAGCCGTAGCCGTCGCCGTAGCCGTAGCCGTGGCCGTCGCCGTCGCCGTAGCCGTGGCCGTCGCCGTAGCCGTCGCCGTCGCCGTCGCCGTAGCCGTGGCCGTCGCCGTAGCCGTAGCCGTAGCCGTAGCCGTCGCCGTAGATTTCCGTTGTCTCTCCAAAAATCATGCGGGACATGTTATTGGCCTTGGACTTTTGCGGTGTTCCACGCCATTTCAGCGATGGGATCGACGCTGAAAATTGCCGTGACGCCTTCCAGCGTGATTGACGCCAACACCGCCGACACCTTGGAATCTTTGGACGGGCCGCGCTCGCCGAGGCCGAACACGCCGCCGACATCCGATGACCAATACAGGCACATACGGGCCTTGGTGAGCGTGATGGGTCGCGCGTTGGTGTTCTCGCAGTAACCGAACACGACGCCGCGCTTGTCGGTGCACACGACGACGGGAATAGCATCATGCGACGCGCTGGGGGCGCGGTCGGTGTTGCCGTCGATGCCTTGGACGACTTTCGCAATCTCTCGCATCTGGCCTAGCGTTAATCCGTTGATATCCAATTGATATTACTCCTTCAGGGACCATCCCTCACGCCTTCAGCCGGGCCAGCGTGGGGCGACGCTTCCCGGCTTTGGGCGCTAGACGCGCGATGTGTCTCCTCTGCTAAGGGCAAGCGGTGATCAACCGGACGGGATCAAGCCACCTCGCTTTCTGGCGTCGTCGGCGCGCTGGCATCGTTGATCGTAGGTGAGGGGCATCACGCGGACACCAATTCAAAAACCGGCTTGGCGGTCGGCGACCATTGGCCAGCCCAAACCTTGCCATTTTGGCTCACGGTGTAAACTTCCAGCCCATCGACGGAAATCACGGCGCCGCGAATGACGCGATTTTTCATGATCGCTGCGTCCCAAATCTCGCGATATTTCAGTGCGGCGGCTTCGATGTTGGCGACCGCATGGGCCTTGCCTGACACCTTCAAAAACATGCCGTGGTCTGTGTTTGGCATTTGGGTTCTCCGTTCCAACGTCATCACCTTACGCGCCACCGCGAATGTGGGTCAAGGGGGTCAAAGCACTATTTTACGCCTTGACGCGAATTATTATCGCCTTACCTTGACGCCATGAATGAGGACGAAGTGCGCCAACTGATCAACCGCGCCATAATTGAAACGGCGGACGGGTATGGAGCGCGATGGGCCCGCCAACTGGGCGTGTCGAACGGCTATCTGCACGACGTGATGACGGGTCGGCGCGTGCCTGGTGACGTGATTTTAGCCGCGCTCGGCCTCAAGCGCGTGGTGACCTACGAGCGCACGCCATGACCGTTGGCCGTCCACCCATCTCACCCGCGATCCGTGACATTATCGTCGCTCTTGCGCGTCGGACCACGAATGCGGAGGCGGCGCGCAGGTGGGGCGTTGATCCGTCTACGGTGTCGCGGTGGCGGGGGAGGGTGTGATGGGGGCTTATGAGGATTTTCTCGCCACCAAGGCGATAATCGACCATTCGACCGGCCTCACGAAATTTGATGGCCTTCCGTCAATCATGTTTCCGTTTCAGCGCGACATAACCGAATGGGCGTTGAAGCGCGGTCGAGCGGCCCTGTTTGAAGGAACGGGGCTAGGTAAATCCCTCCAAGAATTAGCGTGGGCCGATGCGGTTCACCGCGAAACGGGCCGCGATATTCTGCATCTGGCGCCGTTAGCCGTTACCGATCAGATGATGCAGGAGGCCAACAAATTCGGCCTCATCGCGCGTCATGTTCGCGATCAATCCGAATGCGTCGCGGGAAACAACATCACCAACTTTCAAAAGCTCGATCATTTCGATTTGTCGCGCTTTGGCGGCGTCATTCTGGACGAGTCGTCAATTTTGAAATCCACAGACGGCCATTATCGAACGCGGCTCATTGCTGAATGTCAGAAAATACCGTTTCGCCTCGCGGCCACTGCGACGCCGGCGCCTAACGACTTCATGGAGCTTGGCAATCACGCCGAGTTCTTAGGCGTTATGTCCTACACGGATATGCTGGCGACATTCTTCACGCACGACGGCGGTGAGACGCAAAAGTGGCGGCTCAAGGGCCACGCCGAGAATGAATTCTGGAAGTGGATGGCGTCATGGGCCGTCATGCTTCGCAAACCGTCCGATCTTGGCTATTCGGATGATGGTTACGACCTGCCGCCCCTAAATGTCATTCAGCATAATGTGGCGGTCGATCACCAAGCGGCGCACCAAGCCGGGATGTTGTTCGCGCTTCCTGCAGAAACCTTGAGCGAGCGCATCGCGGCGAGGCGGGCGACCGTTGAGGATCGGGTGCGGAAGGCCGTCGAAATCACGCCAACCGATGGGCCGTTTGTCTGGTGGTGTAACCTCAACACTGAATCCGAAATGGTCACGTCGTTGATCAAGGGCGCTGTCGAAACAAAGGGCTCCGATAGCGACGAGGAGAAAATCCGCAAGCTGCGCGCGTTCGCTGATGGAAGCATTCGCGTTCTGACCACCAAAGCCAAGGTGGCGGGATTCGGTCTTAATTGGCAGCATTGCCATCACACGGGATTTATTGGCCTCAATGATAGCTGGGAACAATATTATCAAGCCGTGCGTCGGTTTTGGCGCTTTGGCCAGACAAAGCCCGTTGAAGCGCATTTGATCGCCGCTGAGACTGAGGGCAATGTCGCGCTAAACCTTCGCCGCAAAGAGGCCGACGCGGACCGCATGATGGCGGCCATGATCAAGCACACGCAGGATTTTTCGTCGAAAGCCATTCGCGGCCAAGTGCGAGAAAAACCCAATTACAATCCGACGCAGAAAATGGAGATCCCCGCATGGGCCGCGTGAAGGTGTCGGATGACGTCAAGGTGGTCGATCAATTGATCACGGACGATTATGCAATTTATCAAGGTGATAGCTGCGAAGTCATTCGCGGGATTGGAAGCGACACTATTCATTTCAGCATTCACTCGCCTCCGTTCAGCGGGCTTTATAAATTTTCCGCCTATGACCGCGACATGAGCAACAGCGAGGGCGACGATTTCAACTCGCACTATGCGTTTCTCATTCAGGAAATGCTTCGCGTGACCAAGCCGGGGCGCTTGGCCAGTGTTCACGTCATGCAATTACCCCGCAATAAGGGGCGTGACGGCTATGTCGGCATGAGGGATTTTCGCGGGGAGATCATTCAGCTTTGGCAGGATTGCGGGTGGCATTTTCATAGCGAAGTCTGCATCTGGAAAGACCCGGTTGTCGCCCAGCAGCGCACGAAATCGCTTCGCTTACTGCACAAACAGTTAGTCAAGGATTCGGCCATGAGCGGGCAGGGGCTCGCTGACTACGTCGTTACCTTCCGCAAGCCCGGCGATAACGATACGGCGATCAGCGGCGGTCTTACACAATGGGTTGGTGACGAAAGTCTTGATGTGAGCCGCGATGGCTACGAAGCCGATTGCAAGCGCCGTGACGCCGAAGTTATCGCTAACGGCGGCGATAAGTTGGATCATTGGCCCTATGAAACATGGCTCTCAATCATGGTATGGCAACGCTACGCCTCGCCCGTGTGGAGCGATATTCGCCAGACGCGCACGCTCCAATATCGCGGCGGTCGCGACGCCAAAGATGAGGTTCACATTTCCCCGCTCCAACTGGACGTCATTGAACGCTGCATTGATCTTTGGAGCATCAAGGGTGAGACGGTTTTGACGCCGTTTTTGGGCATTGGGTCCGAAGTGTTTGCCGCCGTGGAAATGGGCCGGCGCGGAATCGGCATTGAGCTTAAGCCGTCATATTACGCGCAGGCGGTGAAAAACATCGCGCAGATTGGCGCTGAGACGTCGCAAAGGGAGCTTTTGCTCACCGCATAAACCGCCAAGGAGGGGCGCCATGAACATCACAGACACACCGACCGGCTGGACTGACGAGCGCGTCGACGAGCTGAAGCGATTATGGATCGAGGGCCTATCGTGCAGCCAAATCGCGCGGGCGATAGGCGGTTGCACGCGTAATGGCGTGATCGGCAAGATTCACCGGCTGGGCATGTCGCACCGTGTCGTGCCGACTGACCCGGATAAGGTGCAGCGTCAGCCGCGTGTGCAGCCCAAGCGCCGTCCGGTTGAGATTGATGCTATGAAATCTGCGAAGCCGGTGGTTGTGAAACCCTCACGCCCGCGCGAGATCGACGTTGCGAGGTCCACGCAAGCGACCGTGACGCCGTGGCGCGTGGCCGGGCCAAGACGTGCGCCAACGCCGCCGCAGCTGAGCGTTGCGGCTGACGGGCCTGTAGAACCCCGGCATTTCCTCACGCGCGGTTACGGCGAATGCGCATGGCCGATTGGCGAGGGTGAGGACATGCTGTCGTGTTGCGCGCCGGTCAAAGGTGAGGGCGCGAGCTACTGTGTGGCCCATGCGGCGATAGCCTATAAGCCGGAAGCCCCGCGAAAAGCCCGCGATCTGGAGAAACTGGCCCGTCGTTACGCATGACGCCGTGGGACGATCTCTGGACCCGCGCCGACGCCAGCCTTGACGCCGCCGACGCACTGACTGCCGACATTCTCGCGCGCCAGGTCGTGGAGGCGTTCAGCGATTGGCGACCACGACGTGAGGGGCATTTCGCGCTAATTCAGGCCCATGTGCGGGCGCTCATTGCCGGCGGTGGGCTAGAGTTTGCGGCGGATTACGTGCGCGAGCTGGCGGATGATTTGGGGGATCTGGTCGCGGAGGTTGAGGCTGGCGAGAGTGCCGAACGCGAGAAAGCGGCGTGGGAAACGAAAAACCCCCGACGCCGTGTACGCGCCGGGGGTCGTGGCTCGGAGCCGCTGGCAGGATAACAGGTTAGTCGCGCAATAGAACCGTGAGTCGATCAGATGCCCGCGTGATAGCGGTATAAAGCCATTTAGCAGGGTCAACGATGCCGCCTAGCAAGCGGCTGTCATCAATCACCGTCACGTCCTCATATTCGTAGCCTTGGACCGCGTGGCAGGTTCGCAGATATCCCCAATCGAGGGGACTTATATAGTTCACTCGCCTGCATCCTTTTTCGCTTTCCGTTCCTCGCGGTCAATCTTGCGTTTAACCTTCGCCGCCGCGAGGCCCTTGTCCTTCGGGTGGTAGCCGAGAACGCGGGCCGTGATCCCTTCAAGGGCCTTCAGAACTTCGCTCATGCGATCAAATCCTTACGATGCCGCACGCCTCGCGGAGCCGTTGGAGCATGAACCACGCGGATTTCTGGGTCACGCCGATCTGCTTCGCCAGTTGAAGACTGCTGATCCCCTTGCGGGCCGTGACGAGCAGATACAAGGCGTAGAGCCACTTGTGCAGCGGGATATGGGACCGCTCGAAGATCGTGCCGGTTCGGACGGTGAAATCCGTCTTACAGGCGTTGCAACGGTAGTAGCCGCCCTTGCGGGTGGTGATCCGCTTCGGCTCGTTGCAGCCGGGACAGACAGCCCCATCCGGCCAACGCTTGCCTTCCATGTAGACCCGCGCGGCCTCCGCATCGGGGAATATCTGGAACAGTTCAAAGGTGGAGATCGTGGACTTGCTCATTGAGCCGTATCCGGCAAGCCAAAACGCTCATGCACATCATGTCCAAGCCGTTCAAGCAGGCGGATAGCTACCAACAAGTCATCAACGGTTGTGGAAATGTTGTAATCAATCGGCCCGATATGGAGAGTGTTCACCCCTGCAATCGCTCGGTTGATAGAGGTCAGCACCTCTTGAATGACATCATCAGGCTCGGGAAACTTGTCCAACGCGCTAGAATACGCATCGGCACTCGGTCGCCCATCGCAAGTTGGCGAACACGCGGGCCAATTGCAGAGATGGCCGCCACGATGGCAAGGGATCACGCTCACGTTCAGCCCTCCTGCTTGGTCAGAAACCACCGGCTCACGCGCGCCCCCACCTTCGTGAAGGTTTCGCGCAGCTCGATAAGTCCCTGCGCGCGAAGCTCGTTGGCCTCGTTCCAATAGATATCGGCGTGATGTCCGTGCGTCGCGGCGGCGGCCAAAATCTTTGCCTTTTTGTCATTGGTAGACATGTTTCTATCTCCTTGTTCGCGTGGCCGTGTCCGACCTGACAAGTAGATATATACCCCGGATCATTCAGGGAGTCAAATATATAATTCCCATAATTTACCGCGTCTCATATTGGACAGAGAATTTATGGCTTCGTCCCGGTTTTCGTATTTGGCCGAAAACCTCTCAACACCATGGTCGTCTGAACGATAGTTCCAATCGACTATTGTATAGGTCATTTTGGCAATTCCCAATTTGTGATTTAGAGATATTTGTTAGAGCAATTGTCGAGACCCATGTCTTTCAGGTCGCCATAAATGCGATCTGCTGCGGTTATGGCGTCATGAATTAGGATTGGGTCGCCGTCCTTGCCAAACATATTGTGAATTTGGTCCCGGAGCTTGTTGACCGCCTTCGCGAGTTCCATGATTTGGTCAGCTTCGACGGTGTTCATCGTTCTATCTCCTTGTCCGCTCGGGTGTTTCCGATCCGGTAAGTAGATATCTACCCCGGCTCCGTGAGGGAGTCAACTATATAATTCCCAAATATATAATTCCCCAATCGAGGGCCTTGGCGACCTCGGCGGATGTCGGCTCAGGCGCTTCGGCTTCGTCGGGGGTGAGTTTGGTCATTCGGGTGGTTCTGCAGGTTGTGCGGGCCAAGATGGCGCGCGGGGTGAAGGTTAGGCGGCGTCGGGATATTTCGCTTTGAAAGCCGCGAGGTAGGCCGCATTCTTGGCCTCGGTTTCTGCAATCTGGCCGCGAAGATTGGCCATTTGGTCAGGTGTCGGGGTGTCAATTTTGGCCCATTCCGCGACATATCCAAACAGATAAATGGTCGCACGTTTGAAAGCGGTGCAAGCTTGCTCAAGGTCGTGGGTGGCCATCATGCTTTCCTTTCGGCTCTTTAGGCGAGGGGTTAGGCTTCTGGCGTCGGAACGCGCTTGAGGCATTCGACCATTCCAGACGCCAATCGCTTGACATGCTGTTTGTAGGTGTCGGGGTTGGTGTAGGTGTTGGCGTTGGCGTTGGCGTAGGCGTAGGCGTTGGCGTGGGCGTCGGCGTAGGCGTTGGCGTTGGCGTGGGCGTCGGCGTAGGCGTAGGCGTTGGCGTTGGCGTGGGCGTCGGCGTAGGCGTTGGCGTAGGCGTAGGCGTCGGCGTATCGCTTTCTGTAAGCCTGTTGCAGAGACGGCTTGAGCGCCGCGAACCATTCGTCGCGGGGGGCTAGGTCCCCGGCCAGGGCACGCTCATGGAGGCGCTGAACGGCCAGGGGCAACGCGGCGTCCCAGCCCGGCGCCTCGCAAATCTCGACGTTCATTGGGCCGACGATAGTGGCCTGCCAGTCGTGAACGACGGAAAAAGGCACGGCGCCCTTGAGGCGCTTTAGTTCGGCGTAGAACGCCAGCCCCCAACCCTTAGCGTCGTCAAACGGCTGGTTATCGAAAAACCAAGGGACCATTTGCGCCAGCCAGCGAGGCATGACCGACGACGGGCAATCGGCGGCCGAATTGATCTCCGGATCAAGTGCGCCGAGCCCGCAGGCCAGTTCGCGGCCATCGGCATCTCTGGAATGCCATGAGGATTGGACCAAGGCGTCGCGCTCATAGAAGGCGCTATAACGGTCAAAGGCGAGGTCGGCGGTTAGGGTTGCCATATTTCAATCTCCTCTAGGTTTACGGGAATGGGGGAGGGTTAGGGGCGCCGTTCAATGGGAACAATCCCCAAGCTCGAAAACGGCGGCGCATCGGGGTTGGCTTGAACGTAACGAAGCCGCTCGCCCGGATACATGACAGATCGGTCGCCAGCCGAGACGCGGTCACGGCGCGCTAGTTCAGCGAGCATCTGGGCGGACTTGTCAGACCCGCGCGCAATACGCTCGCGCAGTTCTCCCGTTGTGTAGCTCGCAAAAGGCGCAGATTTGAATGCGGAATCGGCCATCTCTGTCTCTCCTTAAGGGTTGGGGTGGGTGTTAAGCGTTATGCAACCCTCCTTTCTTTACGTTTATCCCAAAATGCTTGAGCGTTTTTTTCTCCGCCTGCCGAGATAAGATCGTCAATCATTTCTCGCGCCTCAACGAGCGTCCATGCAAAGGTCGCCCCGGGCATTGCATTACAACCGCGATATTCTCCTTCCAAATAAGTTATAACCCAGCCCGCATTTAGGTTGCACCGATGATCGGCGGACCAATACCCATACCGACCAAAATCGCGTTTGGGGGTGATCGTGTAACCGCGATACGTTTCAGCATGACCCGCCTCAAACATTTCGCGCTCAAAACTCGTCATTTGTGGTGCAACGGTCATATCGTTCTCTCCTCGCCCTAATGGCGTAATCGTATATACGGGGGCGGCTCATTCATCCGCGTCCTGGACCCAAACAAAGCCCTCGTAGCGGCAATTTTCCTTCACGGCGTCGATGGTGTCTTGGTCCTGACCGTCATGGACTACCGCGACCGCGTCCGGGCCATCAATATCGGCGCGATAGACGTGGTAACCGGTGCGGCTGTCGTTCGGGTTGTGGCGGATCAGATCGTAGTCGCGGCCATGCTCCCCGATACTTTGGTCAAGCGCCAGTGCGGCATCGCAGGGCTCCAGCGCCGCACCATTGGCGAGGTCGGCGGTATCGCCAAAAATGTACCCCGAGTTGTTGTCGATCAGAATGTAACGAGCCATCGTCTCAATCTCCGTTGTGGGGGGTTAGGCGGCGATCAGCGTTTCGACCGTGACGCCGGGGTGCCAAGCGTTGTTGATCGCGTCAGAAGCGGACTTCTCGTCCTCGCCCGCAGCCATCCGCTCAGCCAAGGCCTCGTTCATGATCGCCAGATCGGCGGTGGTGAAACCTTCAGTGTTGGCTTCGGTGAACATCTCGTCTCTCCTCGCCCTCATGGCGTAATCCGATAATACGCGGATTGGCGAACGGTGCAAGGGGGAATTGTCGATTTTCCGCAAATTCTCGCGCTTGTTTTTATCGTCCGCGCGTGTCATGCCTTGCGGATTATCGACAAAGGGCGCCGCATGTTTTCCACGTTCATCGACAGCCGCCCGGTGCGCGAATGGGCGTCGGTGTGCGGCGTCTCGATTTTCACCGTTTACGGATGGAAGCGCAACAATGCGATTCCCCGCCGGCATTGGGACGCGATCATTGCCAAGCGGTGGGCGAGTTATGCGACGTTGAGGGATTGGGATGTGGCGGCGAAGGCTGAGAAGCTGGAGCGGGCGGCCTAATGCCCAAGCGGCTTCACGACTATCAGCAGCGCGCCATAGACCAATTGCGCGAGGCGTTGGCGAGCGGCGCCAAGCGTCCGCTTTTGATGGCGCCAACGGGCGCGGGCAAGACCGTGATCGCCAGCACGATCATTCGATCAGCGGCGGATCGCGGCAAGCGCGTTTATTTCACGGTGCCCGCCGTGGATCTGGTGGATCAAACCTTCAACTCGTTTTTCCGCGAAGGCATCTATGACATGGGGGTCATTCAGGCCAATCACCCCCAGACCAATCACGCGCGACCCGTCCAGATTATCAGCATCGACACGCTGGCGAGGCGCGAGGTTGCGCCGCCTGATATCTGCATCGTGGATGAGGCGCACCGGCGCAATAAGGGATTATCGGCCCGAATGCGTGACCCTGCATGGGCCAAGACAATCTGGATCGGGTTGAGCGCCACGCCGTGGAGCAAAGGGCTTGGCCAGGACTATGATCGGCTCATTATCGCGACCACCACGCAGGAATTGATTGAACGCGGCTATCTGTCACCGTTCCGCGTGTTCGCACCCGTCCATCCCGACCTGTCGAACGTCAAGGTTGTCGCCGGGGAATATCAGCAGGATCAGCTTTCGGCGGCCATGCAGGCCGGCGGCCTTGTCGGGGATATCGTCACGACTTGGCTGGAATTGTGGGGCAAGGATAAGACGCTTTGCTTTGGCGTCGATTGCGCTCACGCCATGGCCATTCAGCGGTCATTTGAAGCCGCTGGCATAAGCTGCGGATATCAGGACGCCAACACCCCACGCGAGGAGCGTAAAGCTATCGCGCGCAAATTCGCGAGCGGCGAGCTTCGCGTGGTGGCAAACGTCGGGACCCTTACAACTGGCGTTGATTGGGACGTGCGGTGTCTTGTGTTGGCGCGCCCGACCAAGAGCGAAATGCTCTATGTTCAGATAATCGGTCGGGCGCTCCGAACGGCGCCGGGCAAGGAATCGGCGCTTATTCTGGACCATTCCGACACGACGCTGCGCCTAGGCTTCGTGACCGACATTCACCACGACATTCTTGACGACGGGCGGCCAAAGCCGAAAGCGGCGAAGGATCGGGACCAGCGCGACCCTAAATCGCCCCCGCTTCCGAAAGAGTGCAAATCCTGCCACGCGCTCAAACCGGCGCGCGTTTTGACCTGTCCAGCGTGCGGATTTACGCCTCGGCCTGAGGATACGGTTGAGGCCGTGGATGGCGAGTTGCGGGAGTTTTCGCGCAAAAAAACGATCAAGACTGAGCGCAATACACAAATTGAGCGTGATTTTTACGCGCAACTTTTAACCTATCAGCGCGAGCATTTTTATAAGCCGGGCTGGGCGGCCATCAATTTCAAAAAGCGCTTCGGCGACTGGCCGCGCGATATGAAGACCGTCGAGCCCGCTGATACGATTGAGGCCGCGACAAGCGCGTGGATACGAGGTCAGACCAAGAAATATATGATCGCGCGCGCAAAGGCGCAGGCGAGCGCGAACGCATGAAAGTTGCGGTTGTTCCGATTTGTGACAAATTGAGGCGGCTGACTGGCGACCAGCTTCCTACCAGCGATGAAACGCGGAAACTTGCTCGCGTTTCGAGGCGCGCGTGGCCGCAACGAAAAAAAGCGATTTTGGACGCTTATTTCAGGCTAAAAAAACACGTCAGCCTGACGGCCCCCTATCAATGAGCGACGATTTTCCTGATCCGCTCACGCCGCCTGGTTCCAATTTGCAATCATATGATTGGTTCCCGCTGTTTCATAAAAAGCTTAGACGTTCGAATTTCTGGCGATCTTCAACCGATCAGGTTTGCCGCATTAGCGTCGATTTTTGGGCTGAATGTTACGAGCAAATTCCCGTTGCAAGTCTGCCAGATGATGACAGTTTTTTGAGTGATATGGCGGGTTTTGGAAGGCGCAATCTAAAGCCGTGGCTTGCCCTTAAACCGCTCGTGATGGCGCCGTGGACGTTGTGCAAGGATGGACGCTGGTATCATCCCGTTCTTGCCGCTATTGCAAATGAAACCTTAGCGCGGCGGAGTAAATGGGCCGAGCGTAAAGCGGCGCAAAGGGCGGCGATGTCTCATGAGACAAGCGCCAATGTCCACCCCCTTGTCCCGCGAGACATGGCCTAATGTCCACCCCCTTGTCCTACGTTTTTTAGGGGCATGTCTGTCCTGTCCTGTCCTGTCCTGTAGATGTCTCTTAGAAAGAGGCTCTCCAAGATAAGAAATATATCTACCACGTGTGCATGGGCGCGAGGCTGATGGGGTGATGCGTGACACTAAATCACCCGACGCATAGGCGAGGCGTAAGGGAGATTTATGGGTGTCGGCTATCCATGGGCGGAAAATCGTTTAGGGTCGGATGGGCGGCCAGTACCGGGTTACGTGGTCCACGCATCTTTGCCTTGACGGTGCGCGCGCGCGTTTGCAGAATGGTCGGCATGAGCGACGGCGATGACAACATCGTGGACCTGACGGCCAAGAGGTCTCTGCGCGAGATCAGAAGCGCGGCTGGGCGTAAGGGTGCGGCTTGCGCGAAGGAAACCAACAACAAACCGGCGAAAGGCAAGGGAACGGGAATTCCGGCCATGGGCGAGGGCGTGGGCGGTCCAGCCAGGCCGAGAGGTCGGTTGTTTTCGTCGGATCATCAGCCCACGAAACCACGTCGCATCTACAGCCCCGAGGAGCTTGAGGCTTTGGCTCAGGAGGGGCTTGAGGTCATGGCTGAGATGATGCGCACGGCGGAAAGCGAGTATGTGCGGGGCGTGTTCGCCGAAAAGGTGCGCAACCAGATCGTGGGCACGCCCGTGGGCCGCGTGATCACGGATCGGCAAGCCATTGCCCTACCCGGCGCGGTCAAGGCGGTGTTTCCGAAGGCCGTGAACGGTGGCGACTGAACTGGCCACGATTGAGGCTCCGGTTGTCGGAAAAGTCGCGGAAGCGTTTTACAATCACGACGGAAGCTGGCGCCAATATACCGACACGGGCCATGTGGTCAGATATCGGGTGTTGTTCGGCGGTCGAGGAGGCGGCAAATCGGAGGGCGTGGCGCGAATATACGTGATGTTGGCGAGGTCTGAGACGGCCCGCTTTTTGTGCGCTCGCATGTATCAGAACAGCATTAACGATTCGGTTCACAGAACAATTGCGGAGGCGATTGAAGATTTAGGGCTGTTGCAAGAGTTCGATATCCTCAAAAGCACGATCATTCATCGGGCCACCAAATCAGATTTTATCTTCAAGGGCATTCAGCGAGACATCAACGGGATCAAATCTCTCAAAGGGGTGAAGTATTGCTGGGTTGAAGAGGCGGAAAGCGTGCCCGCCTATGAGTGGCAGGTGCTTGACCCGACATTGCGCGTGGAAGGCTCGGAGTTTGCGATCACCTACAACCCGGACCTTGAGGGCGCTGCCACCCATCAACTGTTCAACCTCAAAGCCCCGCCCGAGGCCATCGTTCAGGAGATCAACTGGCGCGATAATCCATGGTTTCCGCCGGTGCTGGAGCGCCTGCGTAGCGCGGCGCAACGGTCGGCGGATGCTGGCTCAAGCATCGACCAAGCCGCCTATGATTGGATCTGGGAAGGCAAGTGTCGCCGGCTCACCGACGCCATGGTGTTCCGTGATCGGGTCAAGGTGGAGGATTTCGTCGAGCCGCCCGACATGCGGCCCTTCTACGGCGCAGACTGGGGCTTTGCGAATGACCCGACGACGCTCATCCGGTCCTACGTGCTGGCCGATAACCTGTTCATCACGCATGAGGCGTTTGGCTGGCACGTCGAGATTGACGACATCCCGCAAGCGATCTTTGACCAAGTGCCGGACTCGCGAAAATGGCCGATCAAGGGTGACGCGGCGCAACCGGCCATCATCAGCTACCTCAAGCGCAAGGGCTTCAACATCAGCGCCGCCGAGAAGTGGCCAGGCAGCGTCGAAGATGGTATCGCCTACATGAAGGGGTTCAAAACCATTACGGTGCACCCGCGCTGCAAGAATATTATTCAGGAGTTTCGACTATACTCTTGGAAAACCGACCCGAAGCAACTAGACGAGAATGGACAGCCGCTAGTTTTGCCGATCTTGGTTGATAAATACAATCATGGCATAGATGCGGTTAGGTATAGTTTAGATGGCTATATTCAAAGCAAAGGACCGATAGTCTTCGATGAAAGCGCGCTTGAACTGATATGACCCGCAAGGCGCGCCCATCGTTTAGCGAGACGAACGAAGACAAGCAGTCGCGCGCGTGGCGCTCGTTGGCGGATGCGCTGGGTCGCGAGTCGAAATCCCTGACGCCCATCATCGAAATGCCGGCCGTCGATCCCATGACGATGATGAGGCCCTATCAGCCGGCGAAGGGGGTGTGCCCCGACGACGCGCCCGCGCTGGCGATGGATGATGCGTTTGCGTGGGGAGGCGCGGGACCAGCGTCACTGTCGGGCCTCGGCAACTGGGCCAACGGACTGGGCTTTCCAGGCTATGCGTTCCTGTCCGAGCTGACACAGCGCCCCGAATACCGCCGCGCGTCCGAAATCATCGCCAAGGAAATGACCCGCAAGTGGATCAAGCTGAAATCCACAGGCACGGACGGCAAGGATAAGTCAAAGCGTCTGCGCAAACTCGAAGACGCCATGCAGCGTCACCGCTTGCAGGCCGTGTTTCGCGAGGTTACGACGTTGGACGGGTTTTTCGGCCTCGCGCACCTCTACGTTGACACGGGCGCGACCGACGATCCGGCGACGTTGACACTGCCTCTCGTCGTCGATAAGCGCACGATCAAGAAAGGCTCGCTCAGGGGCTTTCGCGCCATCGAGCCGATCTGGACGAGCCCGAACCAATACAACGCCAGCGACCCGCTCAATCCCGCCTACTACCGCCCCTCGACGTGGTTCGTGATGGGCAAGGAAATTCACTACACGCGCCTGATGACGTTCATTTCGCGCCCAGTGCCGGACCTGCTCAAACCGGCCTACAACTTCGGCGGCCTGTCGCTCAGTCAGCTCGGCATTCCCTATGTGAACAACTGGCTCCGCACGCGCCAGAGCGTCAGCGACATCACCCATGCGTTCAGCGTTCCGGTGTTCAAGACGGACATGGGCAATCTGACGCTGGCCGGCGCCATGCAGACAATCCTGAACCGTGTGCTTGCGTTTAACAGGTTCCGCGACAATCGCGGCGCGTTCGTGATCGACAAGGAAAAAGAAGATTTCGCCATTGCGAGCGCGCCTCTGGGGTCGCTCGATAAGCTTCAAGCGCAGGCCCAAGAACACATGGCCAGCGTGTGGGGTATTCCGCTTGTCGTGTTGCTCGGCATTACGCCGTCAGGGCTTAACGCCTCAAGCGATGGCGAGATCAGGACTTTTTACGCCTGGATCAGAGCGCAACAGGAGCAATTCTATACCGATCATCTTCGCCGGGCGATCAATATCATCCAGCTTGACGAGTTCGGCGATATCGACCCCGAGATTGATTTCGAATATGTCTCGCTCTGGGAAATGGACGACGCAGCTCAAGCCACTGTCCAGAAGGCCAAGGCGGACACGCACGCGGTCTATCTCGGCGATGGCGTCGTTAGCCCCGAAGAGGTACGCGAGGCCGTGGCGCGCGATCCTGACAGCGCCTATGCGAGCCTTGACCTCGGCGACACACCGCCGCCCGATCCGCCGGCGGTGGACCCTGAGACGGGCGAGGCGGTGAAGCCTGACATCGGCGGAAGTCCAGCGAAGGGCATCGGCGAGACGCGCACCGAAGAACGGAGCGGCGTCGGTGGGGATATGGCGCTCGACAAGGAATGGAACGAGGCGGGCCATCCGCGCGGCCAGCCCGAGAACGCGGGTGAGTTCGCCAAGTCGGCAGGTTCTAGCCTGTCCGTGAGCAAGGGCAAGACGGCAGGAGGCGTCGAAGCCAAGCGCGAGGGAAACACCTGGACGGCGCCCGGTATCAGCTCGGCAAGGATCAAGGCGCTCGCCATTCCACCGGCGTGGCGCGACGTGCGGATATCGCATGACGAACACGCTCCGTTGCAAGTTCTCGGCATAGACAGCAAAGGGCGCGTTCAATACAGATACACCGAAGCTTTTGCCAATAGCAAGAAAGCCGAGAAGTTCGAACGCGTAATTGCTTTCGAAAAGAAAGCGCCATTGCTGAACGACTCGACCAAATCAGCCGTGTCCGAAGGCGATGAAACTGCCGCTGCCGTTCGTCTCATGCTGTTGACGGGTATGAGGCCAGGCAGCGAGAACGACAACGGCGCCGAGAAAAAGGCGCATGGGGCGACGAACCTGCGCAAATCCCATGTCCAAGTCGATGGCGATACGGTCCATTATTCGTTCATCGGCAAGGAGGGCGTGCATATCGAAAACAAGGTCAAAGATAAAAACTTGGCTGATCTTGTGTCGAAACGGTTGAACGCAAATGACGGAGAGAGACTGTTCAACACGGACGAAACAAAGGCGCGTTATTTCATCAAGAAAGTGTGCGGGGGAGACTACAAGTCGAAGGATCTGAGAACGCTGAAAGCCAATGCCCTCGCCGCTGAAACCATCGCCTCGATGGAGCCGCCGGCCGACGAGAAGGCCAGGCGCAAGGCTGTCAACCATGTGGGCGATGTGGTATCGTCACAGCTCGGCAATACGCGCGCCATGGCGCTCTCTGCCTACATCAATCCGATGCTGTTCGATGCCTGGGGACTGGGAATGGAAAAGATCGCACAGGACGCCGAGGCCGATGGCTGGGCCTCCAATGAGCGTCAGCAAAAGGCGTTGAGGGAATTCGCCGAGGGCGTGACCTATGCGGGCGCCGCGCCGAAAGTCGCCGATGCGGACGATGATGACGGCAACGATTAGGGCCGCTACCCTCCCCGCTATCCGCCCGAACCTCGGTCAGGAAATCGCCTACCGCCGCACGCTTGAGCGCCTGATTTCCCAGATGAGCGGCGACGTCGAGCACATCATCCGCCGCGCCTACCTCGCCAACGAACCCGAAATCGCGATGGACGCCAGCCCAGCGAAGGCGTTGCAAGCGATCATCGCCCAGCTTCGACGGCGCTGGACGGACGGCTTCAAGCGTTTGGCGCCCGAGATGGCTGCCTATTTCGCCACGCAGCAAAAAGATCGCGTGGACGCCACGCTGACGAACGCGCTCAAACGGGCCGGTATCGCGATAGATTTCAAGCTCAACCGACAGATAAACGATATCCTTCAATCGGTCACCGCAGAGAATGTATCGCTGATCAAGTCGATACCGGAACAGTATTTCACTCAGATTGAGGGTTCAGTCATGCGTTCGGTGCAGACGGGTATCGACCTGCACACGCTCACCCGCGAGATTGAAGCTCATGACGGTGTGACGCGGCGGCGCGCCGTCAACATCGCCCGCGACCAGACCAACAAGGCGACCGCCGTGATCAACCGGGCCCGGCAGCTTGAGGTGGGGTTCAAGCAAGCCCGTTGGCTGCATAGCGCGGGGGGCAAGACGCCTAGGCCAAGCCACGTCAAGGCGGGGCGTGACGGCGTGATTTATGACATCGCGGAGGGCTGGTTTGATCCTGACGCAAAAGTGAGGTGTTGGCCGGGCACGCTCATAAATTGCCGCTGTGTGGCGATCCCAATCATCCCCACCATGTCAGAAATGGTTGAGCCGATAGCAGCATGAGCGGACATAAGGGCGGGGGCCAAGGCGTTCCGAAAATGCAGTTTTTAGGCCCGTCGCCTTTGCGGCCGGGTGAGCGCGATATCGAGTATTTTAACCGCCCGGCGATGGAACGGGCCTGCGCGAAACATGCCCGGATTTACGTCGAGGAAGCCGTGCGGCTGGGCGTGATCGTCATCACGTTTGCACAACAGCGCGCCTGACCGTAATTTGCGGCCATGAAGATCGAGACCTTCGCCTTCGACAAAAAGCCCGAAAACCGCACGAAGGACGTGGATGGGCGGCTGCATATCGCGTCGAGCAATATCTCGAAGGCGACGGTTAATCCCTACAAGGGCGAGGAAATCCCCGACTGGGAAAAGCTCGGCCTTGATCCGCAGAAGATTTATCAGCTTCTTCGCCATCCCGATGAATTGAAAAAAGCCGCGCCGACCTTCAACAAAATCCAACTTCTGCGCCGCCATATCGCCGTGTCCGCCGACGATCCGAAAAAAGACGACGTGGTCGGCACGACCGGCGAAAACGCGCGGTTTGAAGATCCCTACCTCATCAACTCGCTGGCCGTCTGGGACGCCGAGGCCATCGCCGGAATTGAGAGCGAGGAACAGGAGCAGTTGAGCTGTTCCTACCGCTACGTCGCCGACATGACGCCCGGCGAATACCAGGGCTTGCGCTTCGACGGCGTTATGCGAGACATCGTGGCCAATCACGTTGCTTTGGTTTCGGCGGGCCGGGCTGGGGCGGACGTGGTGGTCGGTGATCAAGCATTGGATAGACGCCCCATGGCTCTCACGTCTCGCAAGGCTCTTCTGGTTCGCGGCGCGCTCGCGGCCTATGTGACGCCGAAGCTCGCCAGCGGTCAGCGCCTCGCGTTCGACAGCATCTTGGGCGACGTGAACCGCGCCAATTACCGCGCCAAGAAACCCGCCATTCTCGCCGCCATCAAGCCGCGCCTCGCCGCCGACGCGGACATGGAAGACATCCACAAGCTTCTCGACAGCCTGGACGACGAAAACGACGGGGCCGAAGACGAAGATGACATGGACGCCGACGACGAAGAGCCCGACGACGAGCGCGAGGAACGCGAAGACGCCGAGGACGCCGCCGGCTACATGAAGATGGGCGCCAAGGACCGCAAGGCGTGGGACGCGGCTTGGGCCAAGGATCGCCCCGCTCGCGACGCCAAGCGGGGTCGCGATTCCGAGCCCGGCGGTGAAAAGAAGGAAGGGGCCATGGACAAAAAGGCCATGGACGCGGCGATTGAAACGGCGGTCAAGGCCGCGACGACAACCGCCATCGCCCGCGTCAACGCCATCCGCGACGCCGAGCGCGAGGTCCGCCCGTTCGTGGGCGATATCGTGGTCGCCATGGACAGCGCCGACGCCGTGCGCAAGTTCGCGCTGGAAACGCTGGGCGTGAATGTCGAGGGCGTTCACCCGAGCGCCTATAGCGCGATCCTCGCTTTGCAGCCGAAGCCCGATGGCCGCCGCACGCAGACGCCGAAATTCGCTCATGACGCCGCGATGGCCGCCAATGAGCTTTTCCCTGATGCCGCGCGCATCGGCCAAGCCTAAAGGACCCCACCCTCATGGCCGATTTTCCGCAACAAGTTCAGACTTTCATGGCCCCGGCGGTCGCCGGTGACTTCTGTTCCGCCAATCCGCGCTTTTCGCTCATCGCGGGACCGGGCGCCATGGTCGCGGGCACGAACCTTTATGTTGGGCGTTTCTGCTGGGCCGATCCGACGAACAAGATTCTGAACAGCAACGGTTCAGGGCCTGTCAGTGGCTTTATGGGCCGCAATCAGCAGGGCCTCATCACGCAGTTCCTGTCCGCCGCCACTATGCAGGTGCTCAGCGGCATTCAGTGTTTTGGCTATTCGGGCGGTGATTTCTGGGTCGTGAACAACGGCTCGCTCATCACGACCGTGGGCATGAAGGCCTATGCCAACTATGCGACCGGCCTTGTGGCTTTCGCCGCCACCGGCAATCCCCCGGCGGGTGGCGTGGTCACGGGATCTATCGCTGCCGGCCCTTCGGTGTCAGTCACGGGCGCGATCAGCGGCTATGTTCTGACAGTCACGGCGGCGGGAACGCCCGGCCTTGTGGTCGGCGGCGCGCTGTCGGCAACCGGGCTGCAAGCGGGCACTGTCATCACGGGCCAGACGAGCGGCACGGCTGGCGGCATTGGCGTCTATACCGTCAATATCCCGCAGACCTTGGCTTCGACCACGATCACGCAATCCTATGGCGTCCTGACCGTCACGGCTGTCGCCAGCGGCGCGCTTGCGGTGGGCGATGTGGTGTCGGGCGCCAATGTCACCGGGACGCCAGCCATCATCTCGCTGGGCACCGGGACGGGTGGCAATGGCACCTACAACGTCGCCACGTCGCAGACCGCCGCGTCCGCCACCGTCAACGCCACGGGGTATGTTGAGACCAAGTGGGTTTGCATGGACGTGGGCCGCGCGGTCGGCGAACTGGTCCGCATTTCCGATCACGCGCTGGGGTAAATCATGGCCTTTGATTTCAAGACTGCATCGCCCCAAGAGCTTGTCGCCAAGTGGGCTCAGGTAGCGCCTGCCTATGAGCGCGATTACGGGATTGTCCTGCCGGAAGTGCGCAGCTTCCTGCCGACCGCCTATCGCCGCAATTCGCAACTGGCGATGGACGCGCAGCCCACGCTGACCACGACGCCGGACAGCGGCATTCCATGGTCGCTGACGAATTTCTTCGACCCCGATCACCTGCAAATTCTGTTCGCCCCGCTTCAGGCCGCCAAAATTATCGGCGAGAAGAAAAAGGGCGACTGGACGATGCTTACGGCGGCGTTCCCGACCATTGAGCGCACCGGCGACACCTCGTCCTATGGCGACTATTCCGACAGCGGCTCGTCCGGCGCCAACGTCCAATGGCCTTATCGCCAGTCCTACTTTTATCAGACCATCATCCAATACGGCGAGCGCGAGCTGGCCATGATGGCCCTAGCGCAACTGGATTGGGTGGCGGAAAAGCGCGGCGGCGCGATTACGGCGCTCGATCAGTTTCAGAACAACATGTATTTTTTTGGCGTCGCCGGCCTTCAGAACTACGGAATTATCAATGACCCGAACCTTCTGTCGCCCATTCAGCCCGGCCCGAAGGCTTACAATGCCCAGGCGCATGGCCCGTGGATCACCAATGGCGTGATCACGGCGACGGCGAACGAAATCTATAACGATTTCCTCAGCCAATTTCTGCAACTGGTCGCCCAAGGCGATGGCCAGATCGCCATTGATCGCCAATCCGAGCTGGTGTGGGCGATGGCCCCGCAGAGCGAGGTCGCGCTGGCCCAGGTCAATGCGCCCTACAACTCCACAACGGTCTTTGAGATCATCAAGAAGGAGTTTCCGAACCTGCGCATCGAGACGGCGGTCCAATACGGCACGTCGCTGAACAATCTCGGCGGCAACCTGACGCAGCTCATCGCGACCAAGGCCGGTGGCCAAGATTACGGCTATTGCGCCTTCACCGAAAGGCTCCGCTCGCACCCGATCATCCGCAAGATGAGCGCGTTTGAGCAGAAGATGAGTCAGGGCGGATGGGGCGCGGTGAATCGCCAGCCATGGGCTAGCGTCTTCATGCTGGGGGTTTAATCCTCATGCCCGCGTTCTACACCATCAAATGCGACATCAAGACCGGCGTGCGCCTGACCGTGGCGCATGCGTCGGACATCGCTTTGCCCGCGCATGTGGTGCTGCAATATGGCCTCAATCCCGATGTGCCTGGCGCATTCTGGGAAAAGTGGGTGAGCGAGAACGCGGACTATGGCCCGTATAAGGCGGGATTGATCACCGCCGTGGAACCGGACGAACCGCCGCAAGCGGAAGAGCCGGAGCCCGCGCCGCCTAAGCCGCCACACAAGCCTAAGGCCGCCGTCAAAGCGCCAGTGAAGGAGCCCGCATAATGGCCGCGTCCGCCGCTCAAGAAACCGTGTCCGTAGCGTGCAAACTGCCGAACGGCCTTGTGTGCGAAGTCGTCGATATGCGCGACTACATGGACCAGGTGCAGCGCGCCGAGGGCCGCCCGAATGTGCCCATCGTGCGCAAGACGCTGGGCAGGTTTCGCCTTCGCGGCTATCAGGAGGCGCGGGCCACCGATAGCGCGGGCATGATCAATGTCGAAAGCCGTCGGGTGTCGCACCTGTTCGGCATCACGCAGAATGTCCCGAAAGACCTCTGGGATGCGTGGTGGGAACAGAACAAGGATTGTTTCGCGCCCGCCATGAACGGCTTGATTTTCGCCCACGCCCAGACCAAGAGCGTCGAGGCTTACGCGAAGGAACATGCCGAGCTGAAGACCGGCTTCGATCCCATCGACCCGGAAAACCCGGATGGCCGCCCGAAGGACGCCAAGGGTCTGCGCATCAAGCCTGAAAATTATCAGGGCATGCCGTCCATGGACGACTGACCATGACGGTCGTGGTCTTCAACTACAACACCCCGACCACGCCGCCCGCGCCCCCGCCGTGGGCCACGATGTTTCCCGAGCTGGCCCAGACCGTGACGCAGCAGGTCGCGACGGAGTATTTCGCGGCGGCGTGCTACCTCTGCGACAATACCGATTGCGGGCCCGTGCCGGCCGGCGCGCCGGCCTATCAGCGCGACACGTTTCTGAATTACATCACCGCGCACTTGGCCGCGCTGTTTTCGCCCATCGGCAATGCGCCGAACGCCTCGCCGCTTGTGGGGCGCATTTCCAACGCCACCGAAGGCAGCGTGTCTGTCGAGGCACAACTGGTGAACAACCCGTCCGATCAGATGGCGTTCTTCATGCAGACCAAATACGGCCTGATGTATTGGACGATGAGCGGCGCCTATCGGACGGGGATCTATGTTCCCGGGCCATGTCAGCCCGCGCCCGGTATTTTCGGCGTCTATAATGGGACGCCCGGCTATCTTGATCCGTGGTCGGGAGGGCCGGGATATGGCTAGTATCACCGGCGGCGAAAAGCTGAACACCTATCTCGCGGACTTGGCCAAAAAGGTCGCCACGCCCGCCACGCTTGAGGTCGGCTTTCCCGAGGGCGGCACGACTTACCCCGATGGCACGAATGTCTCGACGGTCGCGTTCTGGAATGAGTTTGGAACGTCGAAGGCGCCGGCGCGTCCGTTTTTCCGCAATATGGTCGCCAAGAACGCGGATAGCTGGGGACCTCAAGTCGCGGCGGCGTTGAAGGCCACGGACTACGACCCCACCAAGGCGCTCGGCATGGTGGGGCAAGTGATTGAGGGTGAATTGGCGCAATCCATCGTGGATACGAACGATCCGCCCAATTCGCCCGTGACCAATCTGCTTAAAGCGCGGTTTCCAACGGGCGACTACAAGGCGTCGGACGTGTGGCAGGCGTTCAGGGACGTGGCCAGCGGCAAGGGCGACGCGCCCGCCGGCAAGCCGCTCGTTTGGTCGGGGCTCATGCTTCGGGCCATCAGGTCGGTAGTGAAGTCGTGAATCTCCAATCCATCGCCAGTCCCTACACCGCCACCGTCTCGCCCCCGACGATTGGTGTGCTTTATGTGAGCAATGGCAATACCGTGAACGCGGATTTCAGCCAGACGCCCGCATGGACAGTGTTCACCAATGCGGTGTTTGATGTGCAGGCCGTGAGCGGGCAAATGCTCGCGCACCTCGCTTCAATGAACATCACCGGCATTCTCAGGTCGGTTTACATTCAGGGCTCAGTCGAGGCCATTGATCGCAACGCGGGTAAGGGCGGCGACGTGCTGCTATTTGGGGGGATTTACTGGAAGGTCGTGCAAGTCGCGGAACCGTGGGCAAATAACGGCTGGACTCGTGTGATTGTGCAGCAACAGGTGGGCGTGCCGCCCGGTATCACGCCATGACACCCTCCATCACCCAATCCCAAATCTTCACCGCGCTAGGCACGGTCCTGACCACAATTACCGGCCTGCCCAGCGGCTCAATCCTCCAAGGGCAACAAAGCCTCGTCCCTCCTCCCGCGCCCGCCGACTATATCATCATGACGCCCCTTCGCCGCGTAACGCTGGCGACGAATGAGGATGGCGGATGGGTCGGACAGAGCGCGCCCACGTCGATCAGCGTTTCGACGGCCATTGAGTTTGTGGCGCAAATCGATGTGTTCGGCCCGAATGCTGGCGACAACGCCCATGTCATCCAATCTCTATTCCGGGCCGCCTATGTCTATAACCTCTTTGCGGGCAGCGGCTACAACGTGGCGCCACTTTATCCCGAAGATCCTCGCCAAGCGCCATTGATCGACGGAGAGGCCAATTATGAGCAACGGTGGATCATTGATCTGCATCTCATGGTCACGCCAATCTTGACCCCTGCGATGCAGTTTGCGGATCAAGCCAAAGTGTCTATTCTCTACGAAGCCGATCAGGGGTCAGCATGAGCGTTCCCGCCTCTCTATTCGTCAATGTCATCCCTGGCGTCTTGGGCGCGGGTGGGACCGCTGTTGACCTCATCGCCGTCGTGCTGACCCGCAATACGCGCGTTCCCATCGGCACGGTTCCGAGCTTTTCGTCCTATGCGGCGGTCGCGGCCTATTTCGGCGCAGGCTCGACGGAAGCCTCAATCGCGCAGACCTACTTTCAGGGCCCGGACAATTCCCTCGCGAAACCCGGCGCGATTCTGTTCTACCAATATACGGGCGCGGGCGCGGTGGCGGCTTATATCAGGGGCGGGAACGTCTCGTCCCTGACCATCGCCCAGCTTCAGGCCCTATCTGGCACAATCACTATCACCATCGACGGTGTGACGGTGACGTCGAGCGCCATCAACCTTGCCGCGGCGACCTCGTTCAGCAATGCGGCCACGCTCATCGCCACGGCCCTTGCCGGCGCGGATGGGTCTTTCACCGGTTCAATCGCCCCCGGCACGGCCACGCTCAGCGCGGGCGCGATTGCTGGCACGACCCTAACGGCGACTGTCAGCGCGGGCGCGTTGTTCCCAGGGCAGGTCTTGAGCGGCGGCGGCGTCGCGGCCAATACAACCATTGTCTCGCAACTGACGGGCACGGCGGGCTCTTCCGGGACTTACGTGGTCTCCGTAAGCCAGACGGTCGCCAGCGGCATCACCGGAGCGGCGGCGGCGGCCTCGGGTATCCTCACAGTCACGGGCACGCCCACGGGCGTTCTGGCGGTCGGCTCGACCATTACGGGCTCGACGACGGCGGCTAATACGGTTGTCACGGGCTTGATCACCGGCGCCGGCGCGGCGGGAACCTACGTCGTCAGCGGGTCTCAAACGGTGACCTCTGGCACGCTCGTCAATTCGGCATGGACCGTGGCTTATGACAGCGTGTCCGGCGGCTTTGTCATCGCTTCAACATTCCTGTCGGCTTCGTCCAGCGTCGCCTATCCGACCACCAACAGCCTGACGACGGGTCTTGGCCTGACGGCGGCGACAAGCGCGACCTTGAGCCAAGGCGCGGCGCAGATGACGCCAACAACGGCCATGAACGGGATTTACGCCATCACCACGAACTGGGCGTCGTATATGACGGCGTTTAATCCGGTGACGGGCGACAAAATCCTTTTTGCCCAGTGGCTCAACACCTATCCGAACCGCTTCGCCTATGTGATGTGGGACACCGACGTAACTGTCACCACGACGGTTCCGGCGACACAGAGCGCGGGATACGCGATCATCCAGGCGAATATCTCAGGCTGCATCCCGCTTTGGGAGCCATCGGACGAAAGCATCGCGGCGGCGGTATGCGGTTATGCGGCAAGCCTCAATTTCACCGCACAGGGTGGCCGCACGGATTTAGCCTATACGACGCAGAGCGGCCTCGTGCCCGGCGTGACGGGCGGTCAGTCGTATTCGAATATCACGGCCAACGGCTATAGCTGCTATGTCAGCTCGTCCAGCGGCGCGACGACAGAGAATTTCTTCGCCCAAGGTTTCTGCACCGGCCCGTTCGCATGGGCGGACTCCTATTACAATCAGATTTGGATGAACAACCTCTTCCAAATCACGCTTCTGTCGTTCCTCGTTTCCGTAAAGTCCGTGCCTTACAACGCGCAGGGCTATGGGATGCTGGCACAAGCCTTGTCGCCCGCCATTCAGCAAGCCATCAACTTTGGCGCCATTCGCACGGGTGTGAAGCTATCAGCGACGGAAGCGGCGGAAGTGGTGGCGCTCACGGGCGTTCAGGGGGCGCCGGCGGCAGTGCAGGTCAATGGCTGGTATCTCTTCATTGGCGATCCCGGCGCGACGGTGAGGGGGCAGCGAGGGCCACCGACGATGATCTTTTTATACACTGACGGCCAGTCGATCCAACAGATCACGCTTGCGTCGCTGGAGATCATCTAATGGCCGTCACCTATCGCACAGTCACAAGCGCCAATGCGGTGGTCATGCTGACCGTGCCGACGCTGTATGATTCGCCGCAACAGCTTCAGGGTTTCGCGCCCGATCAGATGTTTGATGTGCCCGACATCACGAACAAGGAACTGCAATTCGGCGCGGACGGCGTGCTGACAGCGGGCTTCGTGTTTGTGCCGGTCGAGATTGATTTCAAGTTTCTGGCGTCGAGCCTTTCCGTGCCGATCTTTGAGACGTGGGCGAACACCGAACGTGAGGGCCCGCAAGTCTTGCCGTGCTCGCTCACCATCTCGCTTCCGGCCACGTCCACAATCTATACCTTGACGCAAGGCTATCTCATGAAGGCGAGCCCAGTTCCCACGGCTCAGAAGGTGTTGCAGCCCCGGTCGTGGGGCGTCGCCTTCGGACAGTGCGCCATTAGCCCGAGCGCCTGACCGTGGGCCGCCGCACGCGCGAGGTCACGCTTCAGGATCGGGGCGACGCCAAGACCTACTTCATCACCGAAATGTCCGCCGAGGCCGCTGAAAAGTGGGCGATCAAGGCATTTCTTGGTCTTGCCAAATCGGGCGTCGATATTCCCGACGACATCGCCGAGCGTGGTTTAGCGGGCGTGGCGTCCATTGGCTTCAAGGCGTTAGGAGGCATGGATTTTGAATATCTTGAACCTTTGCTTGATGAGATGTTTGCGTGTGTTCAATTCAAGACCACCGCCGGAATTCGAGGTCTTGTGGCCTCGGATATTGAGGACGTTGCGAACCGGCTTCGATTGCGAGCGGAGGTCTTTGAACTCCATACGGGTTTTTCGATACCCGGCGCCCGCTCAATCTCAGCGGAGCCGGGCGAAGAGCAAGCCGAGACATCGAAGTCGCCGCCTTCGTCCGGTATGCGAATACGCCTCAAGCCATTGGAACGGTAGTCAGTCATCGGCTCGCGACGTTGCATGAATTGCAGACGGTCTATGGTATTATGGACCTTTACGACATGCTGGAGATCATAGCGGTCGATAACTTCAACGCGGCGAGGGGCTGACGTGGCCACGGTGATTGACAGCCTGATCGTTCAGCTTGGTCTTGATCCTAAACAGTTTCAGGCTGGCGCGAACAAAGTCACCGAAACCTCTAACAAGACCAAGAAGCAACTGGCCGCCGACGCCAAGGCGATTGAGGACAGCGGGAAACAGGCGGCGCAGTTTTTTGGCCGCATGAAGGCCGAGGCTCTGGGCTTTTTTGCCGTCGTGCTGGGCAGCGTGGGTCTCGCGGAATTTACCAAACAGACCATCGACATGAACGCGAATATCTCGCGTCTATCGCGCAATCTAGGCATTTCGACGGAGGCCCTTTCGCGATGGGAAGGGGCCGTGCGCGAGGTCGGTGGGGCGGCTGGCGATGCGGATAGCTCTCTGCAATCCATTACGAGCCTTGTTGAGCAATTAAAATTCACTGGCACGGCGGACAGCCAAAAGATCGGTATCCTGACGCGGCTTGGCATTGGCCCGGCGGATCTGAAAGACAGCAACGCGCTCCTTCTTAAACTCGCGGGCCAGTTTCAGAAAATGAACCCCGCTGACGCCCAATATCTGGGCCAAGGGCTGGGTCTTTCGCCCGCGATGATCAACCTTCTTGAGCAGGGACCGGAGCGCGTCAGACGGTATCTGGGCGAAGCGACGGCGCTCACCAAACAGCAGGCCCAAGCGGCGGAAGAGGCGCAGGAAAAAATCCGCGCCATGCAACAGCGGTATCAGGAACTTGGAAACCGCATCCTGACCGATTTTTTACCCGTGCTTGAGCGTGTCGTCGGATGGCTGAACAAGTTCGCGACATGGGGCGAGCAACATCCGCGACTGATTGAGGCGGGTTTTGTGGTCATCACGGGCGCCGTGACGGGCATGGGTGTTGCGGCGGCCATCGCGGCGGCCAATTTCCTGAACCTCGCGCGGGCCATTGTGGCGGCTACGACGGCAGGAGGTGGCGCGGGAGCCGCTGCGGCTGGCGCGGCGGCAGAGGGCGGGGCTGTAGCGGCTGGCGCGGGCGGTTTGGCCGTCGCGGCGGCGGCGCTTTTGGGCGGCATCGGCGGCGCGGCTATACCGACGCGGCTTGGCGACAGCTCTCGCTATGACAAGTCGGGACGCATCAAGGGCGGCAAAGTCAACACCGAATGGGCGGCGGGTATTGCGTCTCAAATGGGCCTTAACATTGGTGAGATCGCTGGTCTCTATGCCGAAAGCGGCCTTGATCCAACGCGGGTTAATCCAAAGTCTGGCGCGTTTGGAATCGGTCAGTGGCTTGGAAAGCGCCTTGCGGGACTTAAAGCTTTTGCCGCTCAACGGGGAACGTCAATTGATAACCTCGCGACGCAGCTCGCTTATTATAAGCTTGAAACCTCTGGCGCGACGGGTGACGCGGGCGCAAGGCGGGCGGGACAGATTGATAAAACCGGCTCGCCTATTGATGCCTTGACTGCCACCATTGGGCTTTATGAGCGGCCCGCGCCAGGTGCGGAATATGCGGGTGACATTCAACGCGGTCTTGCGTTTCTCAAGACCCACGGCGGCTCATCCTCCACCTCCACCGTCCACATCGGCGCGGTCCACATCCAGACCGCCGCGACTGACGCGGATGGCATCGCCAAGTCGATCAAACCCGCGTTGGAAAACAATAGTCTCATCACGCAAGCTGATACGGGGATGCAGTGATGGCGCTCGCTCAAACCTTTCCCGATGTTCCTGCTTATGATGGCGTTCCGACGCTCAATCGCCAGCAACCGAATGCGTCCGCGCCCGACACGACGGCGCTGACGGCGGACGGATTGGCGGTCAATAAATATTCGGCCCTCCCAAACTGGGGAATCGTGGATACGACGGGCAGCCATCCTATTGAGCCGGACAGCTTCAAATCGTTCGAAATCGTCACCGAATACGTGGTGTCCGATTATCCCCAAGAAGGCGGCGCGTTTCAAAGCTATAACAAGGTGCAGCGGCCTTTTGAGGTTCGCCTCGCGGTGATGAAGGGCGGCACGGAAAGCGAGCGATCGAACTTCCTGACACAGGTTCAGAACGCCGTGGCGTCGGAAGATTTATACACCGTGACGACGCCCGAGGCGATTTATCAGAACCTCAACCCCAAGCATCACGACTATCGAAAGACCGCGACCGATGGCGTAACTTTGCTCACCGTCGAAATCTGGTTTGAGCAAATCCGCGTTTCAGCCACGGCGGAATTCAGCAATACGGCGTCGCCTGGCGCGGCTGGCGCGGTCAATGGCGGTGCGGTGCAGCCGGTCACGCCGACGCCTGCCGAAAGCGCGGAGGTGGCTTGGGGATGACGCTTCAAGTCGTGCCTTTGCAGGCCGTTCCGTCGCAGACCTTGAGCGTCACGCTTGGTGGTCAGGCGGTGGGTCTCAACGTCTACCAAAAGGGCACGGCTGACGCGCCCGTGGGTGTCTTTGTGGATATCTATGTGTCGGGCATACTCATCCTTGGCGGCGTGTTAGCGCTCAACCTCATTCGGCTCAAGCGCGCCGATTATATTGCCTTCGTCGGAAACCTCGCGTTCTTCGACACTCAAGGCGACAGTGACCCATATTATACGGGTC